GTACAAAAATAGTTCAAGTTAATCCAGAAACAGTAGATTCGTTAACTGGATTAGGAGTATATGATGTCGATAGATTCCCCTCTACTGTTGATCAGCCAACGTCTACGCCTCCCAATTACCAAACAATTAATTTTACTAGAGACACTATGACTAATATACAATTTCAAGCAAGACTGGTTGATAACGACGATTCCTCTGGAGTTGAAGCAGTCCTGTTAGAATACCGCCAGCTGTCTGCTGCTCGAGGTGCTTCTGGGACTATCTCCTTTGATGTTAGTTACGGGACTCTAAGTGTTTGATTTATATAATGTTGAACGACTTGCAGAATGGAAGAAGTTTCGAGATCGTATTGAAACCAGTTCCACTCCCTTTGAAGATCTCGCAGACTTTTGGGCTCCTGCTCCTTTCGTTAGTAGATACCTAGATCCTAAAAATCCTAAATCTTGGCCAGATCCGTGGAAATTAATCATAGATGGCAAGTTCGACGATCTTGCAATTTGCCTGGGCATGCTGTATACTCTGAAGTTAACAAAGAGATTTAGGAATTCATTGTGTGAGATCTACACAGTTATAGAAAACAACGAAAAAAAGTATTTTCTATTAATTGATAATAGTAGTATATTAAACTACGAATACCGGTCAGTTAACGGCCGTAATGATCTGGTCTCTAAAGAACTCACACTAGTTTGGTCAAAGCCCAACAAACTATAAATATCTTTCTCGTAATTACCCCAAACACGAAAGAAAAATCATGACTATTACTGTAACAAAACGAAGCGGCTGCAAAGAGCTGCTAACGATCGAAAAATGGCAGGCTCAGATTGCCAAGGTCTGTCAAGGCACTGCTGATGTTAGTCAGTCAATGATTGAAATTAAAGCACAGCCCCACTTCTATGACGGAATGTCTACTAGAGAAATCGATGAAATAACTCTAAGAGCTATAGTTAATCTTATTGATGTTGAAGCTAACCCTGACATTGGACATACTAATTATCAATATGTGGCAGGCAAGCAGCGTCTGTCAATGCTACGTAAGGATGTATATGGAGACTACGATCCTCCTCGCCTTTACGATATTGTTAAAAAGAACGTTGCCACAGGACTATACACATCAGAACTTCTAGAGTGGTACAGTGAAGATGAGTGGGACAAGATGGACGAAATACTAGAACACGAGAAAGATGAACAATATTCCTACGCTGCTATCGAGCAGTTGATCGAAAAGTATCTAGTAAAAAATCGTGCTACTAAAGAAATCTACGAAACACCTCAGATTCGATATATGGTTGCAGCAGCTACAGTGTTTCATAGAGAAGAACCCAATTCAGTTCGTATGCGTTACATCAAGGAATACTATAATGCTGCTAGCGATGGGCTTTTTACGCTTGCTACTCCTGTGCTTGCTGGTTTAGGCACTCCTACCAAGCAGTTTAGCAGTTGCGTACTTATTCGCAGTGATGATGATTTGGATAGTATTTTTGCCTCTGGCGAGATGATGGCCAAGTATGCCAGTAAGCGTGCTGGCATTGGCCTTGAAATCGGGCGGCTACGTCCTTTAGGTAGCCCAATTCGCGGCGGCGAGATCATGCATACCGGTATGGTACCATTTTTAAAGAAGTGGTTTGGCGATCTGCGCTCATGCTGTGTTACCCCGGATACCTGGGTAGAAGTCTTAGACGAGGAAGATTCTAACGATAATTGATAGTTTTTCGCATACCAGCATAAATAATATTGGAGGTATGCGAAATGCTAAACTATCTAGAAGAATCATACAACGGATCACTAACTAATATGCTAGTAAACTCGGCTTATTACTGTTACACTCTAATAGACACCGAAACTGGAAAGTGTTATTCAGGGTCCCGCGGCGTGGAAGGCAGTAACACGCATGATTTATTAGTAAAGTATTTTACTAGTTCAACAGTAGTAGATTTTAAGAAAAAACTAAAAAAGTTCCCCAATGCATTTGAATATAGAATAGAATATTTTAAGTCTAGGAGTGATGCATTTGCAGCAGAGAAAGCATTTCATCAAAAACATCAAGTTGGTAAGAATCCTAATTTTTTAAATTCTCTTACTTCCGGTGGAACAAACTGCGGAGCAGGTTCAGTCCTATGTAAGGATAATGAGGGGAATACCTATCGAGTGTCAGTAGAAGAATTTGCTACAGGAAAACATATGCACGTTTCGAAGGGAATGATGAATATAAGAACAGAATCAGGAATTAAAAAAATATACACTACTGATTTTGATCCTAGTATTCACTCTACCGAATTTAAAGATTATGTATTAGCTTTAGACACAGTAACTGGAAAAACGTGTAGGATTCCGAAACCTGTTTTCAACTCTAATTGCCGATATGTAGGTATCACTAAAGGATTAGTAGTTGCGTATGACACAGAAACTAAATCTCGTGTATCTATCACTAAGGAAGAATTTGAGAATTCCGGCGGTAGATATGTAGGGAATACATTTGGGCTAGTCTCAGTAATAGACCAAACTACTGGCGAAAAGAAACTGGTAGAGAAAGAAAATTACGATAAAAGTTTATATAAGCATCATAATACCGGAAATGTAGTTGCCTACTCGATTTCTAAAAGAAAAAATGTTACAATAAGTAAAGAAGAATACCAAAAAAATTCTAATGACTATGCTAATTTAACCACTAAAGTTTTCTATAAAATAGACGGTGAATTTTTTAAGTCAAAGGATTTACTAGATCAATATTACAGAACAACTAGGGGTAAAACGGTGTTAAAGGTTAGTCAATTTGAAATGTCTACTAAGTTTAGGGACATTGAAACAATAACGAAAGAAGATCACGAAAATGGTAAAAACTAAAAAAATTCAAATTAAAGACCTAACGGCAGGCATGAAGATTAAAACCAAAGACGAAACTGGCACGATTGTTTTTAAGACAGTTACTGATAAATGGGATACTGTTGTTAAACATCAAGACCAAGTTAGGCTAGAATTTGAAAATGGTGTAGTGCTAAACTGTTCAGTAAATCATCCTATTATGGTGTTATCAGATTCCGGAGTTTTCCTTCAAAAGAAGCCTTGCGAACTTTCTAGCGATGATCGGGTTATAACAGAAGCTGGATTCACCCGATTGCTTGTTGCTGACTTTGAGCAACAAAACGAGCCCGGATATATCGATATCACAGTAGAAGATACCCATACGTTCTTCGCTTCGGCCAGCAAAGAAGGCCCAATGGTGCTAACTCATAATAGCCAAGGAGGTATCCGTAATGCTAGTGCTACTGTATTTTACCCTATTTGGCATCATCAGTTTGACGATCTTATCGTGCTTAAAAATAATCAAGGCACTGACGAAACTAGAGTCCGCCATATGGACTATGGTGTCGTACTGTCAGCCTTCTTCTGGAAACGATTTAAAAATAGAGAAGACATTACCTTCTTCGACCCCAACGAAGTGCCCGATCTCTACGAAGCGTTTTATTCAGATACTAAAAAGTTTGAAGAACTCTATGTAAAATACGAAAAGCAACCTGGTCTACGTAAAAAGACCATGGATGCTGAAGAAGTATTCAAAGGTGGTATATTAAAGGAAAGGACTGATACTGGTCGTATCTATCTAGTGTTCATTGACAACGTAATGAACCAAGGACCATTCGATCCAGAGTATCATACCATTTATCAATCAAATTTATGTCTAGAAATTTTACTTCCTACAGTCCCGTTCAAATCATTGGAAGACGAGGGCGAATTTAGTTTAACTTTAGACAATGGCACAGAAATAACATTGCCGGGGCAGCATCAAGTATTACTAACTAATGGCGAAAAAAAGAAAGTAAGAGAACTAACCGAAGCTGACGATATTGAAAATTTAATGATATGACTCAAGCATTTGTTTACATTTGGAAAAATAAAAAAACATTTAGATGGTATTTAGGATCGCATACGAGAAAAAACTGTCATCCGGGCAACGGATATATTTGCTCCAGCAAGATAGTAAAGCCATTAATTAAACAAAATCCTAAAGAGTGGGAAAGGACAATTGTAGAGATTGGAACTCCTACCGAAATGTTAAACTTAGAAACTGAATTATTGGAAATGTTGGATGCAAAACACTACAGGCGAAGTTTTAATATGCATAACGGCGATGGTAAATTTACAACACTGGGAATTAGTTTTGTACCTGTAAATAAAGGAAAGCCTAGTCCAAGAAGAGGATTGCCAAATCCAGGAGTTTCTGCGGCTCTTAAAGGAAAAACACCACATAATAAAGGCAAACCTAGCCCGAGAAAGGGTGTTGCAAATGAAAAAACAAGTATCAAATTAAAAGGAAAAAAGCAACAAACAGTTTGTAGAATTTTTGACAAACAAGAAATAAGTATTTCAAATTTTCTTAAATGGTGCAAAAACGAAGATTTTCCTGAGTTGAAACTACAGAAAAGCAACAGTATGTCAATTGCAAAAAAAGGAATACCAATGAGGAAAGTTGTATGCCCTCATTGTAATAAAGTTGGCGGTGTTAGTAGAATGAAACAATATCATTTTAATAATTGTAAATTGTATAAGGTAGAATATGAAAATAATTAAAAAAGAATGTACTAGAGCAGTACCAAAAATTGCGCTCTGTACCCTCGGGTCAATAAATTGGGGAAGTTTTAGACACCCTGAAGACATGCGCCGTGCATGTCGAATACTTCAGCGCAGTCTCTGTAACATCCTGGACTATCAAGATTTCTTGAGCATCCAAAGCAAACTTTCCAACGACGAAATCCAACCGTTGGGTATCGGCGTTACTAACCTTGCCTATTGGCATGCTAAGAGGGGGCTGAAATATGGACAAAGAGACAGTTTGGCGGAAGTTAAGAGTTGGATGGAACATCAGGCCTATTACCTTACAGAAGCAACCGTTGAACTTGCTCGAGAAAGAGGTGCGTGTAAAGACTCTGCACTGACACGTTATGGTAAAGGCATATTCCCCTGGGAGCTACGTGCCAAGGGTGTGAATGAACTTACAGACTTTACTCCCGAGCTTGACTGGGAAACACTCCGTACCAACATGAAACAGTACGGAGTTCGAAACGCTACACTGATGGCCATCGCTCCTGTAGAGTCTAGCTCAGTGGTCATCAACAGCACCAACGGTATCGAACTGCCTATGAGCTTGATCAGTACCAAAGAAAGCAAAGCTGGGTCATTTACACAAGTGGTACCTGAATATCATAAACTCAAAGGCAAGTATGAACTAATGTGGGATCAGCAAGATTGCGCAGGGTATCTAAAAACTGCTGCCGTGCTACAGGTTTACGTGGATCAAAGCATAAGTACTAATACATTCTATTCACCAAAGCATTTTCCAGACCGTAAAGTACCGTCTACGTTGATTGCTAAGAATTTAATGAATTTTTGGTATTGGGGCGGAAAAACACTGTACTACTCACTTATCAATAAGCAAGGATCAAAATCTATAAATGAAACACCGCCGAATATGCCACTTGAGCAAATCGAATTCGATGACGACAATTCCTGCGAAAGTTGCAAACTTTGACGAGAAAATAGTATTATTATTGTCTAATAGATAACTAATAGTATGAATTATAAAAAACACTACGATATGTTAATTGAACGAAGTCTTAACAGGACACTTACGGGATATGTCGAGAAACATCATATTATCCCTAAGTGTCTTGGCGGCTCCGACGATAAAGACAATATTGCTATATTAACACCTGAAGAGCATTTTTTAGCACATCAACTGTTAGTTAAAATATACCCGAATAGTCCACCGCTGGCAAATGCAGCAGTTATAATGACAGCCCATCAGACTGAACAACGAGCTAATAATAAGTTATTTGGTTGGCTCAGACGACGTGCATCGACTGCCCGAAAGCAATGGCTGGCCGAACACGGGCACCCTAAAGGAATGCTAGGAAAAACACATTCCGAGGAAAAGAAAAAGCAAATTTCAGAATCTTCTAAAAAAGCAATGATAGATGCAGTTGGTGTTAAAGTATATGCCTACAATTTAGATGGATCGTTTTATAAGGAGTATAGTACATTAACAGAGTGTGCGGCAGACTTAAAGACAAATCCATCAAATGTAAAATATACAGCAGAAGGTAGATTTGGATATTGTAAAGGTAAACAATTACGCTATGAATATACAGAAACTATTTCCCAATATGTTAAACCGACGCATCCCTTAGTAGGAAGAGTTCGCTCTAAAGAACATAAAGAAAATTTAAAAAAATCCCTTAGCAATAACAGATCGACTTGTGTACATTGCGGATTTGAGTCTACCGCAAGTGCCATTACTAGATTCCATAATAACTGTAAAGAGAAAAAATTATGAGCAAAGCACAATATAACTTAAACATCAAGACAGATTATCTACAGCGTAAGATGTTTCTAGACCCGGCAGGGCCAGTTACAATACAGAGGTTTGAGGAGGTTCGATACCCCAAGATCGCAGACTTTGAAACTACGGCACGTGGATTCTTTTGGGTACCAGAAGAGATCAGCCTTACCAAAGACAGCCAAGACTTCAAGGATGCATCAGATGCAGTTAAACATATCTTCACTAGCAACCTGCTTAGGCAAACTGCTTTGGACAGTCTCCAAGGCCGCGGCCCAAGCCAAGTCTTTGCTCCGGTCGTAAGTCTTCCAGAACTAGAAGCACTGGTCTATAACTGGACGTTCTTTGAAACCAACATCCACAGTCGTTCATACAGCCACATCATTCGCAACATCTACAACGTGCCCAAGGAAGTATTCAACACTATCCATGACACACAAGAAATCATTGACATGGCTTCGAGCATTGGTGAATACTATAACAAACTTCATGTCATCAACTGCCGTAAAGAATTAGGCGAGAAGATCGACGAGATGGAGCATGTAAAAGCTATCTATCTAGCATTACATGCCAGCTACGGATTAGAGGCATTCCGCTTTATGGTATCATTTGCTACAAGCCTAGCCATGGTAGAGAATAAAATCTTTATTGGTAATGGAAACATCATCAGCTTGATCCTACAAGACGAACTCTTACACAAAGGTTGGACAGCCTATATGATCAATCAAGTGGTCAAGGAAGATCCTAGATTTGCACAGGTAGCTCGTGAGTGCGAGCAAGAAGTTATCCAAATCTATAAAGATGTTATTGCAGAGGAAAAGTCTTGGGCAGAGTACTTGTTTAAGAAAGGTCCAGTAATTGGTTTGAATGCCAATATCCTTAAAGACTTTGTAGATTATACCGCTGCCGATGCACTAAAGCAGGTCGGAATCAAATATTGGAATCCAGCACCCAAAACGACTCCAATTCCCTGGTTTAACAAACATAGTGACCCTAGCAAAAAACAGACAGCTTTGCAGGAGTCAGAAAGCACTAACTACGTGATCGGAGTTATGGGTGATTCACTTAACTATGATGCTTTGCCGGAACTTTGATAATTAATACTATGTATAAAGCACAATTTAAACGCATCTCGCCCTACGAAGCATGGACCACTATTGGGGTCTATGGTACTGAAGCTTCAGCTATGAGTTCTGCCCTTAGTTACAAAAACAAGGGCATGATCATGGTCCGTGTAGTGGATAAGAAGGGTGCGATTGTATTCACAGGATAATCAAAATGAAAACCGTAAAACACACAGAAGTTGGTCGTGAAATGCTGACCTGGTTAGAAAAATTTGAAAAGATCGAAGAGAAAAACAAATGTCTAAGAGTTAGATTCTTAGACTGGTTGTCAGCCAAACTAAGTGTTTGGAGCAAAAAAGTCAAGGACATGTCAAATCGAATTGAAAGTCCTTGTGTTATCAAATTAAAGGATTAAAATGAAAGCGATTGTTTGGAAGACATACAAATTTTAAATAATCTTCCAACCTTTAACTGTTTTGTATAAAGGATGTTTTCTAACAAGCTTTGACAATGCGCCTGCATCGAGATTATAAGTTGTTCTTAGATCATACTGTGTCATACTAACAATCTCGTTTGTTCTTATGTTCATAAAATTATATACAGTATGATCGTACCGAACACTTCCTTTTCCGGTATATAATTCTCGATATAAGTCTTTATTCTTTTGTTTAAATCCTGGATTTTCGGATCCAGACATTCTTTTAGATGCTTCGGGTTTTTTTCTTCCCTGAAGTGCTAAAGAAGTATTAGGACGCTTTTTTCCTTTAGTTTTTTTAACAGTGATAGCTACTCGATGTGCTATTTGTTCAGAGCTTTGCTTTATACCCGAGGTGCCATCACCGCCATCTGTTTTGTTTCGAAGTATTCCGGTGTTAATATCTTTCCGACCGTACCAACGTATTAAACGGCGCTCAATAGCAAATGCTCCTAATTCAGTTAAATTAGATTCTACAATAATGATTTTAGATTTATCAATAGGAGGAGAAACTTCCCCTTTACCTTTTTTCCAGGCTCGATTTTTTGAACCTTTTCCGATATAATAAGGTGTGCCATCACTTCTTAGATAGGCATAGACATAAAAGTGTAAATACATTGCTGGTGCTCCTTGAAAGCATTAGAGTAGTTGGATATTTCCGGTATCGCGAACTACACTAATATTTATCAAATTAATTGTTTCTTAACATAAAGAAATATACAATAAACAAAGGAAAATTATTATACAAGCTACAATCTGGTCGAAAGAAAACTGTCCCTACTGCGATCAGGCCAAGGCTCTGCTCAAGCAGAAAGACATTACATTTGAAGAACGTAAAATTGGTGACGGATGGACTAAAGAAGATCTATTAGAGGCTGTCCCATCAGCACGTACTGTACCGCAGATCTTCATCAACGAAGAGCTTGTAGGTGGATTCACTGAACTTAAAAAATATTTTGAAAAGGCAGAACATGCTCATTGATAAAGGGATAACAGCAGGTGAAGTAGTAACATTAAAACTAACCAGCGGAGAAGAGCTTGTTGCCAAGCTAGTCGACGATGCAGCTACCTATTACAAGCTATCAAAACCTTTGGTCCTAGGACATACCCCACACGGCCCTGGGCTAATGCCCTATCTCTTCACAGTTAGTCCAGATAAAGAGATCAAGCTACTGAAAACCGCAATTACAGTTGTAGAAGCTACAGATAAGCAGTTTGCTGATCAGTACATTCAAAGCACAACTGGAATTAAGTTAGTTTAACACTAGAATGACTACTCCACAATCAACGGTTTCTGGAACCCCTAGTGGCGGAACTGGCAGCGACACATTAGACGATCACCTGCACCCCGCAGGGACTATGCCACGGCAAGAACCTTTGTATGATCCGTATAATGTATATGCCAATGGTGTGTTAATCGCTCTCTATGATGCTGCAACAACACCCGGCGGTCCTGTAACAGTTACGGTTCCGGATGTTAACGTGTATTTTGCTATTCAGAACAACGAACCGCAAGATGACGAAACTGCAAAAAACGGAAGAGAACAAGCAGACAAGTTCTTAGCAGAGAAAAAAATAACTCCTCAGGAATATGTTAAGATCGTAGCGCCTACACCAGAACCTAAGGGTAAAGGTGTAGGCCTTCCAAACACGCAACCGGAGGGCAAAGCATCGAGTGCTGTTGTAGGAACCGTGGACTTTTCAACGGTGCTAACACCCAACGGAACTACACTAGGTGACATGATCAAAAAGGTTACATTTCCTAGAACCATTGCACAGCTAAGTCAGTGTCATCCCAGTGTCAATGCACAGGGGGTTGTTAATAATCTAGCAGCATTGGCGTTGAATATCGTCGAGCCGGTGAAGAAACAATACCCTACTGCATTCTTGACCAACAGCTTCCGGCATGGTGCTAGTATTGGCGGAGGACAACATGGCACTGGCCAGGCTTGCGATATACAATTCAGAGGGGTCGCTGCCCACGATTACTTTGATATAGCAGTATGGATGAGTAAGAATTTACCATACGCACAGTTGCTATTAGAGTACTTACCTGGAAGAACTGTTTGGATACATGTTAGTTATGAAATCCCCGGGTTGCCCTATGGCGGAATAACTGTTAAAAAAGTAAACAAGTTAGCTACACTTAATGGTGGGTCCGGTGGTAAGTTTACTCCTAATCTTCACAAGGACATACTAGTGGCGTCGTTGCCTAACAGGATAGTGGCCGCATGAAGAGGATACTCTGGAATGCACTAGGTTTCCTGAGTCTGGGCCTGGCATACATCGGATTAATTACTCCAGGATTGCCTTATAGCATATGGGTAGTATTTGCTGCCTATTGCTTTTCAAAGGGCAGCGAACGTATGCATCGATGGATTTACAATCATAAAATATTTGGGCCATTCCTTACTAACTGGAATGAGAAGCGTGTATTCCCTCAGAAGATGCGCTACTTAATGTTAGGCATGATGAGCATTAGTCTTTTGCTGATGTGGACCAGTGGAGTTAAACCTATTGGTATTGCTAGTACAGCAGCGTTCATGGCCCTAGTTGCAGTCTGGGCATGGAGATTTCCAAATTATGTAGAAGAGCACGACCGTAGAAAAGAGAAAGGTGAAAAAATCGGATGGCTAAAATAACATTAGACGAACTCTGCGATATCGCATTTGCGGTAGAAGAAGGCGACCCTTTTGATTGGGGAGTTTTCAAAAAAGGTCAAGAAGAAACAATGCGTATGATTGGCGCTAGTATCCTTGAGCAGTTTGACAAGGAAGTGATCAATGACGGAGATCGATTGATTCTTTTAGCTACTATTACTAAATTGGTAACAGAGAACATGATTTTACACACAAAACTATTGACACAGACACAGAAAGATAGTTAAATAACATATATGAAAAGTTTGTTAGTTAGAGTAGTTGATACAGGCAGTAACCTTTGTGTTAGTGATGTTAGATGAAACGAGCAGATCAGTAATATACAACACAAAGGAAAATGTAAAATGGTAACAGGTAAAGTAAAGTGGTTTAATGATACTAAGGGTTTTGGATTCATTACCCCAGACAACGGCGGTGAAGATTTGTTTGCTCACTATTCACAGATCCAGTCTAGCGGATTTAAGAGTTTGCAAGAAGGACAATCAGTACGTTTCGACGTAACGCAAGGTCAAAAAGGCAAGCAAGCAAGTAATATTCAACCTGCTTAAAGAGTTTTAGAAAGTTTATTGTTGTAAAAGGCCTCGTAAGAGGTACCCTTCAAAGCGAAGGACTTCTGGACGCGGGGGGCAGTTCCCCGCCACCTCCACCAGAAAGTTGTCTAGTTCTGCAATCCGCGCTTACGGATGAAATAATGCGGTGAATGCGACCGTCCTAGCAGTAGACAACTTCCTAATGGGGGTGAATTAGGTTCGACAGGGGTAGCTAGTAGAGAAGGCAACACGACAGGCGATCGTCGTTAATGAAGCAAAACTATAAATGCAAATGATACTGCATTCGACTTTGGCGCACTAGCCTTTACTGGCAACACCGTTCGCGGTGCTCGTGTAGCCGTTGCTGCCTAAGAAACAGCAAAGTCCGGGGTAGCTATACCTTGTAATTAAAAATAGTCAAAGAGGGCGAAAGCCCTCTTTGTTTTGAGTTTAAATTTGATTGTTCACCATCTCCGATAATGATCGTAGCATGGATAATCATAACAACAATGATAATACCTACGATAACGATCGTGACAATGATATCTATAATAGTCTCTTGGGTAATAATCTCTGTAATACATATTGCGCTCCTTGTTCTTAAATAATCCACCAGTTACCGTTATGACAGATTAACCTAACACTGCTATATGGAACTTCTATAACGTACTTGAGTTTTCCATCAATTAAAACAATAGTACTATCGTTGCTAGGCGGCACAATGGTAATCTTTCGATTACCCAAAGGAGGACCCATTTCGGCTTTTATAATAAGTTCACAACTATTGAAGCAATCTTCGGGTAGAGTAATAGTAACTGGACTAGGAGCGTTGACACCAATATAATAATCATTGCTCGAAGCTGCGTAATCTTCAGAGACCAAAACTCTTGAGCATTCACAAGTACATTGTCCAGGCGGCCCAGGAGGTCCGATAGGGCCCGGTTCTCCAGGTTCTCCACTCTCGCCTGGAGGTCCTGTAGGGCCTTCTGGACCTGGTTCTCCTGGCGGACCCTGATCACCTTGAGGCCCTGGAGGCCCTGGGGGGCATTCACATCCATGTGTATCTCCTTGGTTGATTATGCATGGTTAACTAGTAAAAAGCTAGCAGCATATTGTGCTATCTTAATAAATCCTCTCTATAGAGATTGCTCGGAGGATTTTTTCTTGCACTCTTAGTGAAAATGCTATATAATAAGCTGTGTACTTTTTCTAGAAATACAGAAAAGCGTTACACAGTTAACATATAAAGGAAATTAATATGAAGAAAATCATTTTAGCAACCGCATTGGTTTTGGCCGCAACCGCAGCATCTGCATTTGAACTCGGTGTTACATTAACTCGCGGTGATACCACCGGCGATGACCGCGATTATGCAGGTATTACCCTTGGTCAAAGCTTTGACAAATTTAACGTCACTGCAGGAGTTGAGCGTTCTACCGACGGTGCCCAAGGCAATCAAAATCGGTGGAGCTTGGTAGGCGGGTACGATATTGCTAAGATTGGACTTGTTACTATTACTCCTAAGATTGGATATGCTTATCTAGATAATCAGACTTCGGGAGTTGACAATGGTTCAGCTGGTACCATTGGTGTCGGGCTTAGTGTTCCTGTAGCCAAGAAGATTACACTCGGTCTAGACTACGCTTATCAAAAGGGCGAAAATCGCGTTAGCCAATTCGACGGCAACCGTGTAACTGCATCGGTTAGATATCCTTTCTAACAAATTTCCAGTACTAAAGGCCCTTAGGGGTCTTTTTTTGTGATCTTACTTGACAACTATCATAGAACACTATAATATAAGTTGTAGGTAAAATTTAACAGGAGCAAATCTTGAGTATGCATATCGAAGGTCCTTGGCTGTCAACTACTGGCAAGAAAAAAGGCAAACAAAAATTTCGTAATTCTAGTCAAGCTCAGAAATCTCGTGATCTCAAAACAAGTTGGGAGCAGATGCTTAAAAAACACGATGTTAAACCTTCTGCCTCTTCTGAGAAAGCTAGACCATTATCAAAGACTTATACACTAGCTGTTCCTAAAGATCGTGATTCTACATCGCATATTAAAAGCATCGACACCGGACCGGGAGTTGCTGCTAAGAAAGAATCACCTAAATATACAGGAACCGAATGTATTGGTATATCTATATTGCATAAGTCTTGCCTGCAGCCGATCTTTAACAAGCAATCAGCTAAGGATGTTGCTGAAATGAGACGATAGTATCCTGTAATAGGTTTAAAAGCAGTCATTTTTGCTGTATATGTTCTATATTGAGATATATACTATACGTTTCGCAAAGAAACTAAGATAGTGGCACAATTCAAGCCAAAAGCAAAAATTGCGTCCGCGAGTCTTGGCCTATGAGAAACCCGTGAGATTCGGGCGGTCAAGGCTCCAAAGGCACGTGAGTTATGAGATCATGTGTCCAATGGAGACAACTACACGAACCCAGGGTTCTCATAGAGCCTCGTGAAGTTTACTCCCTTAATGTAATGTGATGATATAATCTTGTTGATTTATATATCGGAGCGTAAAACTGCGGGATCTTTAGTCCCGCAGATGTAAGCGACAAGTTATCCTTGTTCGGCTATGTATTTTGCGATTGTTTCTGTTGATGCGTCACCGGTAGAGCAAACAAAATAACCAGACGACCAAAATATTCTTTGTTTCCAGAAGTGCTTTCTTAGTTCGTTGTAATGAGAGAACCAAACCTTTGCAGTTGTCGTTTGCTTCAATAATCTAACTATTTGAGAAACTGATACGTTGGGTGAATAATCAACAAGTAAGTGAATGTGATCTTTGTCCACTTCCATTACTTGTATTGCGAATTCATTGGTTTGGGCGGCTAGAATTGAATCCTTGATAGTCTGAGATATCGACGTTTTCGCTAATAGTTTCTTTCGATACTTAACACAGAACACGATGTGACATTTGAGTGTGTATTTTCTAGCCATATAGCATCTTTTAATCAATTATGATGAATATATTTATGTCAAATAAAGAGTTTGCATAAATAATAATATGAAACAACTACTCGCTTACAAATACCGAATTTACCCAACAGAGGAACAGCAAGTTCTTCTGTGTAAAACATTTGGCTGTAAGCGAGTTATCTTCAATCATTATTTAAATGAGCAACAAGAAAGATACAAGAATAAAGAGAAACATCTTTCCAATTATGACATCAACAAAGACATAACCAAACTTAAGAAAGAAAAAGAGTGGTTACGTGAAGTAGACTCGATTGCACTACAAATGGCAGCGGAGGACTTATCTGTTGCGTATGAGAATTTCTTCAAGTCAGTGTCCGGTATGAGAAAAGGCCCAAAAATAGCAGCACCTAAATTCAAGTCCAAGCGGTCACGTCAATCATACCGAACTCGAGGAGTGCGAATCAACGAAAATGGATCATTACAAATACCAAAGCTGAAAGAGGTAAAAGCTGTTATTCATAGATCGATTCCTAATGGATCTACAATCAAGGCAACAACCATTAGTAGAAATCCAGACGGAAGATATTACGCATCAATTTTAGTAGAAGTAGAATTACAATTACAACCAACGACTGGAAAAGAAGTTGGTTGTGATGTAGGTCTTAAAGATTTGCTAATCACTAGCAGTGGTATCAAATTCAAAAGACCAGACGATTTACCAAACATTGCGAAAACCAAGCAATTAATGAAGGTAAAACAAAGGCAGTTCGCAAGAACTGAAAAGAGCAGCAAAAATCACGAGAAATTACGTGTTCAAGTAGCAAGACTATACTCAAAAATCACAAGACAAAGAAACGAGTACTATCATCTGGTATCAAGATACCTCGTTGATAATTATGATTCGATCTATGTTGAGGATTTGTCGAGTAAGAACATGCTACAAAACAGGAAGTTGAGTCGAGCAATACACGAAGTGGCATGGGCAACTTTAACAGGTATGATTTCTTACAAATCTGCTTGGGCGGGAAGAACATACCACAGAATTAATCGGTTCTACCCAAGTTCTAAGACCTGCAGTTCTTGTGATTACAAACTTGAAAAACTCGATCTCGGAACCAGAAAATGGACTTGCCCTAACTGTGGCAGTTTTCATGATCGAGATATAAATGCTGCAACGAACATACTCCGTGTTGGTCAAATTGATTGCTATGGAGAAGAAATAAAGTCGCAAGCAACAGGCGACTTGGAACTAAAAATTCCAGTGGCCCTACAGAAAATGACTGATAAAATCGAGAGATCTGGCATATGCTTGCCAGTTAGTCATGGGAGTGGGCAAGCTGCATGATCTTTAGTCATGCAGCAGTTGACAGTCACACCAAATGAAAGGAGAACTTAAATGCAAGTCATATTACGAGCGTTATTCGCTCTTGTTTTATCTTTAGGTGTAGATTTTGCCAAAGCTGAATCTTTAGAAATTGCATCACTGTCAAATAATCTGTCGGCTCAAGAACAAAAAGATCTTGACTGTCTAGCTAGGAACGTTTACTTTGAAGCGGGCGGTGAGTCATTTGAGGGAAAGATTGCTGTTGCTATCGTGACACTGAATCGATTAGCATCTGGTAAGTTTCCCGATTCGGTATGTGAAGTTGTTCATCAAAAATCTCGTATTAGCACCGGAAAACTTGTATGTCAGTTTTCATGGGCATGTCAGAGCAATCGTCTAAGAATGCATCTCAATGAACGATGGAATCAAGCTATGGCTGCTGCCCGACTAGTGTTGTTAGAAGGATATAGAGATCCGATTTTAGAAGATGCTCTGTATTTTCATGCTACGTATGTTGATCCTAAGTGGGGTAAACCAAAAGTTGCAAGAATAGGTAATCATATTTTCTATCGAGATCGTGTAAGAAAAGGTTTTTAATTTAATAAACCCTGATACAGGGTCTTGGATATCTGACATAAAAGGTTAAATAGTTGTTATGGATTTCAGAAAAAGTGATATAACGCTAGCTTACTTGACCTTAATTTGCGGATTAACAATATCCTCGGTTGCTATTTGGTATTCAGTTGCTGGGCTCGTAGCTATATTTGCTGCAGCCACCTTGCCTATTATTATCATGGGCACGGTATTAGAAATTAGCAAACTAGTTGCTACTGTTTGGCTAAAATGGCATTGGGGGCAAGCTCCACGTCTAATTAAGATCTATTTGCTTGCGGCAATTACTGTTCTTATGTTTTTGACTAGCATGGGCATCTTTGGATTTTTATCAAGAGCACACTTAGATCAATCAGTGCCCACTGGTGACGTTGTAGCTAAAGTTGCTCTAATAGACGAAAAAATCGAAACAGAACGTCAAAATATAGAAACAGCAAGAAAAGCGTTGTCTCAGATGGACTCTACTGTTGATCAATCAATTGCAAGATCGAATAACGAACGAGGAGTAAGTCGAGCTGCGCAACTACGTAGAAGTCAACAAAAAGAACGTGCACAACTTCAGTTAGATATTTCCAACTCACAGAAGGCGATTTCTCAACTTAACGAAGAACGAGCACCTATCGCTGCAGAACTTCGTAAAGTAGAAGCTGAAGTTGGTCCTATCAGATACATTGCTGCACTGATATATGAAGACACTACTGATGCTGATCTCTTAGAAAAAGCAGTTCGATGGGTTATCATAGTTATTGTACTAGTATTCGATCCATTAGCAGTTATCCTACTATTAGCCAGCCAATATAGTTTTCAGTGGTTTAGCCAATCGAAAGTCCAACAAGATACAATTAAAGAAGATCTAATACCTGTCAACGAGACTGATCAAGATACTAAACAAGAGCTTGATCAAATACCTATTGTCGAACAAATAAAAGTATCTAAAATTACAGAAACACCGATGATGGATTTCTCGACCGTTGATGAAATACCTAAAGTACCAACTGCATCAAATACTTTGAATCTAAAATTCTCACCAATCTTTACTAATTCAATCAAAGAAGTTAAAAAAGAATCTATATCTTCATTAGAAGAATATACCGATGAAGAAATCCTTAATGATGCCGATGCTACAGAAAAAGAAGCAATGAAGCGATGGAAACAAGATCATCCAGCTGATTCACTAAAACACCAACGCAGGTTATTTGACTTAAAACTTGTAGATCGTCTGCCGTGGCAAGATTATCTAACCTCCACTCCTGGCTACGTTCCACCCGAAGAACAACACCCTAAAATCAAATAGAAACTTTTAAATATTAGAAAATGAACAATAAAATTATAGCCGTTACACCCTACGACGACGTATTGCAAGATGGAAAACGTTTACTTCTAGTAGATCTTACAGCGGATCAAATGGCTATGATATCAAAAGCGCTTGGAGAAATAAACGAGTTTAATCGAATTATTCTGTATATTTGGAATTCCACAGATAGTTACGATTGGCTGTTAGATAAAAAACTCAAAAGCGATTTGATAATACTCAACGCTGACGGTGCTGATCAAACACTAGTTGGATATCTAGTTGCACAATCAAATTCTTTCTATTTTGGTACATTAAAGAATATTAGTAAGGTCAGTGATTCTTCTATTCTCGACTACATACAACTATTAACTATAATGGAGAAAGAATTAATCTAACTATAGATCAAAATAAAAAACTTTGAGATGCTCAATCATTAAAAAGCTATATTGACATTCAGTCTTAATCGTGATATACTATAGGTTCATATTAAGGAAAAATAAATATGGCTCTCACTGATGTGATGATCGACATGGAAACTTTAGATGTTCTGCCTACTGCAACTATATTAACTATCGGTGCAGTAAAATTTGACCCGTTCGGTAACGATGTAACCCATCCTAGTTGTGAAAAGTTTTATGTTAAAGTTGATATAGACAGCCAAGATGCTCTCGGTTCTACGGTTAGTCAAGATACAATGAACTGGTGGGGTAATCAAAGTAAGGAAGCACAAGAAGAAGCATTTAGCCCAGATAGTCGAATAGACATTACTGAGGCGATGACCCAGTTATATAAGTTTTGTTGGGGTGCTAACCGTGTATGGAGTCACGGTGCTGGGTTTGACATTGTTATTTGCGAGCATTTATTTAGAAAAATAGGCAAGGCTATTCCTTGGTCGTTTTGGAATGTTCGAGATACTCGAACATTGTTTGATCTAGGGATTAACCCAGATCGTCCTCCTGTACTTAAACACCATGCTCTTGAAGATGCATGGAATCAAGCGGTAGGTGTGCAAAATATTTTTAAAACTTTGCGTAGTTCTACCATGATTAACGGCAATTATATTAACCCACTTAATAACCAAAGATGAATTCACTAGAAACGGTGTCTGGGCGTAAAATTAATATCACAGACCCTGATCCAGAAATGATAGATATCAGCGATATTGCCTGGGCTCTGAGTAGAATGCCTAGGTTTAATGGGCACAGTATCCCTTATGTGTCTTACTCAGTTGCGCAACATAGCATACAAGTAATGAAAGAGTTAGCGCAATACGGTGAACGAGTGCAACTCTTAGGACTGTTGCACGATGCTGCAGAAGCATACATAACTGACATGCCTAGTCCTGTGAAACACATTCCAGAAATTCATGCGGTAATCAAGAGACTTGAAGACCGTATCATGAATACAATCTATCAATCTTTAAAAATTGATCCTCCATCTGAGGAGGAAGAACGCCTTGTAAAACAAGCAGATAAAATTCAACAGGCAGTAGAAGCCTACAATTTCATGTACAGTCGTGGACATGATTGGAATTTACCCAAAGTTAGTTTCAAAAAACTGCAAGAGTTTGAAGAACCTATGGTTAGTACCGTAACATATGATTTATTTTTGAAATACTTTGAGATGTTATCAAAAAAACTTCAAAAAGAAAAAGTTCAGGAATAAATAGGTTTATAAGTTGAACCAACTGGTCAACTCATAAGAGGGCATAGAGCCCATTGATTCTTACTTTATAAGGAGATTATCATGAATCAACTAGCACGCTTTGACACCACTGCTCTAAACAGAGCACTCGTTGGATTTGATAGAATTTTTGACGACATGGAACGTCGATTTGCTAATCAAGTTTCTAACAATTACCCTCCATACAATGTTGCAAAACTGCAAGAGAATCTCTATGAGATCGAAATGGCAGTAACTGGTTTCGAGAAAGACGAAATCAAAGTCACCGTTGAGAACAATGAACTCACAGTTGAAGGTCGCCGTACTAAAAATCCTGAGACTACGGTAGAGTTTCTACATCGAGGACTTGCACTCCGTGACTTTGAACGCACATTTACTCTTGCAGAGCACATGAAGGTTGTTAGTGCAACTATCAAGAACGGTGTCTTACAGGTTAGGATCGAACGTATCGTTCCTGAAGAAATGAAACCACGTGTTATTGACATTGTAGAAATCAAGTAAACTCAATCGGGGGAGGAAACTCCCCCACAACAACAAACGGAGACAGAATGTCTACAGAAGAAATAATTGAAGAAAAAACCGTAGTAAATCTGCAACCACCGAAACTATGGAAGGTGATATTTTTAAATGACGATTCTACATCTATGGAACTAGTCATTGAATTACTTATGAAAGTTTTCAAGCATTCTGAAACAGAAGCCAATGAAATTACATTAGAAATACATACTACAGGTAGTGGGGTTGCAGGTGTTTATGCATACGAAATAGCAGAACAAAAAGGCATAGAAGCAACAATGATTGCACGGAAAAATGGCGCTCCGCTGAGAATTCAAGTAGAACCGGAATAATATGAGTCTAAGAGAAATCACCCGAGAGCTTCACCACGAAGCAGAAACTACACAATTTGCTAAAGAGCTGCTCAGTGGCAAAATTAGCCGTGAAAAATACGTTAACTATCTTTACAATATGTTAGCGATCTACGATCCTATTGAATGGTATGCTGGTCGTCAAGGATTCTTTGATAAGATGCGCAGCCTCCCAAGGCTTAGTGCTATCCATAGTGATTTTAAAGAATTAGATGACGGTAATTATCTCTATCTAACACCGTCTACTATAGCCTATGTGCAATATCTGCATAAGCTAGGTAATGATCCAGTAAACAAACAGCTGATCAAAGCACACCTATATTGTCGTCACATGGGTGATCTCAGTGGTGGACAAATCATTAAGAAGCAGGTTGCACATCTAAGCAGTGGAAAGTTTTACGACTTCGATGATCCTGATACTCTCAAGGTACAGATACGACAAGAACTTAACAATAGTCTCGGCGAAGAAGCATGTGTGGCATTCCAATGGGCTATAAAGATCATGAAGGATCTTTATGGCGGACAGTAAAGTCTGGGATACCTTAATTGATATCCAACATTTGCTGGAAGATAATTTCCAAAAAACAGGCACTGAGGTACAAGAACCTGGTATGGAAAGATTTAATCAGCCGGGCTGGGTTAATCGTGTGTGGACTAGCTCTGCTTATCGTCGGGCTCACATTGATGTCGTAGATGCTCGTGAAACAAAAGGCCTGTGGATGATGCACTGCTGCGTTTTTCCACATACCCATAATCCTGCACCTATCTATGGGTTTGACGTAATTGCAGGTCGAAATAAAATCACGGGCTGTTTTCATGACTTTAGCCCAGCAGGAGACAGTGAACACAATCTTATAGATTGGTTCGCTGGAGAAGTTAGTAGATTGCAATGGAATAAGATACGCAAGTTGCCTGATTGGGCCGAACGCATCTTTAATCCGTGCATGATTGCTGCTGGTAACGTCTGTGATGAAAATGAACTACATCAAATTGTAAACTTAGTCAAGTTAACCTCTGATGTCTATATCAAGTACGTTGGTGATACCAACAACACTGCTAAAGACACTACTGAGCTTCAAAACTTTTACGCACACAATCAAAAACAAAATCCTCACACACCGAAGGTCATGACTAGTCTAGGCCTCAACGAACAAGATGTTGCGGTTTTCATTCAAGAATGTCTATTTCCGGAATTAAAATGAATCCAGTCGATCTCGATTCCTCACACACAGAACTTTTTAAAACCCCACTAGGAGTCCCTGGACTTTTTAAATATCAAGGAACAAAAAAAGATAGAGTTCCCATTTTTTTGAAAAAATTAAAAGACCAAAGCCCTTTTAGAGTTAAGACAGACTTTGGATTTGAAGATATTGTTATTGATCCTTTAGAATACAACAAGGTAACTAACTGGTTGCTCAACCCAACCTCAAGGTTGAGATTAAAAGCTCGAGGCTGCAACAGCATTGTACCGTTCGGATCTATTATCAAGACTCAAGAGTTCGGAGGAGAGGCATCCGGTCATCGAGAACGCATCGAACAGTGTCAACTTACCGAAATAGAATTTCTGTTAGAAACTGCCAAACAAGGAAATGATTTTATAAATCTAAAAGTAGGGGATCGAGTAGTGCATGCAGCGTCGGTGATTAAGACTCGAGAAAAAATAAATGGTAGATCACCTAAAAGTGATATGTCTGTTCTCGATAAACACGGACGCTCTGTAGCGTGGGCTAGTTTAAAAGGTCATCGTTTTCGTTGGTGCGGGTGGTTATCCTTAGCTAACGAACCAGAGATTTCTAGTTGGCTGGAAAGAATACGATTCGAAACTGGTAACGAGTTCGAGCCTACGCAAAGTTATGGATTACATGTTAGCCACGATATTAAAAGAAAAATAATTTACGGGAAAGATTACGGCAGTGCCCCTGGAGTATCAAATGTAGATTGCATCCTGATCGGAGACCCTGTTATACATCATAAAAACAACATCTTCGAACTTACAGCATCAACTATATATTCTAACGGAGAAATACCCAACAACGAGCACATGCCCTACTTAGTATTAAGATACATGCACGGCCGAAGAGAACTAGGCTTTACTAACGTACGATCAGAAACCAACACCATCAACGAAGGCCGAAAAGTCAAGTGGTTAGACCTTATTGAAAATACCCTTTAACCTTGCAGTATCTTGACTTTTAACTTTTTTTCTGTATAATCGTTGTATGAAGATAAAACTAGTATCAGACCTCCACTTAGAATTCTCCGACATTAACATCAAAAATCATGAAGGATATGATGTGCTGATCCTGTCGGGCGACATCTTAGTTGCTGAAAAGCTACCTCTTGAGAATAGCGAACATGGACAGAGATTCCGCGACTTCCTAGAACGTGTAAGTGCAGAATTCCCTCATGTTGTTTATGTTGCGGGGAATCATGAGTTCTACGGTGGCGGTAAGTTCTTTCAGACTGTTGAATATCTGCGAACATATTGTGCTACAAAGTTTAACAACGTTCACTACCTTGAACGTGATACTAAGGTCATTGATGATGTGGTGTTTGTAGGTGGTACTTTGTGGACTGATATGAACAAGCGTGATCCTATAACTCTACACGCAGTTAGAGGTCTGATGAACGACTATCGTGCTATCAGAAATGATAGGGCAGAGTACAGAGCACTTAATCCTACAGATACTGTTAATCGTCATAGACTTACTTTGGAATATTTTCACCATGTTCTTAGTGAGAATAAGGACAAGCGTTGCGTGGTAGTAGGACATCACAGTCCTAGCTTTTTAAGCTGCCATCCTCAGCACAGCGACGACTATATTATGAACGGTGCTTATCATAGTGATCTCAGCGAGTTCATCCTTGATCATCCACAGATCAAACTTTGGACCTGTGGTCACACCCATCGCCCATTTGATTACATGATTGGAGAAACTCGTATTGTCTGCAACCCTCGTGGCTATGACGGCTACGAATGTACTGGTTGGAATCCAAACATTGTAATCGAAGTATGATTGAATATAAAACTTGGGAGGGCAAGTGGCCTAATGTTATATTGCTCTCCGGAGAAGACATTGGTAAGATCTTGTATTACGAAACAGGGTTTGAACAATTACATCCGGATCCCGCCATCATAGACTGGATGGAGGAAAGAGGTTATAATTATTACTATGATTGGCGTGTAGTGCGTGTTGATCCCCGGATCCTAGGACGACACAGTGAATGGGCTATTTGTTTTCCTAACAAACAGATTCTTGAACTTTTTTTATTGAAATGGCCATGAAGAAAATCTTCTACGAAAAAGTTGGACTTTTTAATTCTTGAATCTTATTTAAAATCCATTCGTCAGATTTCCTAGCCCATCCTTTTCCTAGTGCTACTTTTTTAGATTTAGCGAGTTGTCTACACTCTAAAACAATTTGCCTACTGCTCAACTCTTTCCAAATTTGATTACATTTATCTACTGCGGATTTTGATTTAGGTTTACGCATTTTTTCTTTGGTTTCTTCAGAAACTACTTTTCCTTTTAAAGATGCTGATAGTTTCTTCCTGAAATCTTCAGAATAAGTTTTACCTAAATTAATTTCTCTTAGTTTTTGCTTTGTTTCTTCAGAATGAGGATTTCCTTTTTTCCCTTTTAACGGAGAAGGCTTTCCGAGTTGATTAGCACTATGAACTTTTGCTGCTTCTTTTCTAATAGATTCAAATGTTCTACTAGAAATTTTAATGGTATTCTTTAGCCTAGTCAAAATTTTACAGGCTAAAACCATCTTCGACTTATCTTTACCTTCAGTCATTTTACATAGTAACCTATGACAGACAAAATGCTCTCTAGCAGTTAATCTAACGATATTTGATTTGTCATTTGTTCCTCCTAAACTTTTTGGAACTATATGATGTTTTTCTGTATAGCCGATATAGTTGACACGAGATTGAGCCGAAGCTATAATATTATTATACCATTTGGTATACTTGTTCTGTAAATACATTTGCTGGTGCTCCTTGAAAGCATTAGAGTAGTTGGGATTGTCTAGATCCGCGAACTACACCTTTATTTATCTTTAGGAAAATATGAAAAAAGTTTTTTACACTAAAGAAACATCAACAAACGGAAGGGTTCGATATGTCCCAGTGGCGGAGTATGATAACGAGTGGCTTGATAGTTTTCCTAAAGGTAACCATTTGGTTATGTCGTACCCGGGCGGGTCTAGTCGCCGGTTCAACATCGACCCAGCCTATGCTCCTATGATTGCTGCTGGGCGGGTTGCAGAAGATGTAATGTGCAAAGCGATGGTCAAGGCCAGTGAACTTAAACCCGAACGCACCCCGATCACGCTCGAACAAAAAGCTGCTTGGGAAAATCTTGCCCTTGCGTTCGGAAGTGATCTTTGCACGCTCCGTGGCGCTAGCATGCACGATGTTGTTGAAGCTGGTATTAACGCAATGCAGGAAGAAGCAGATAAGCTCATGAAACACGAAGCTGTTCGTAAGGCCTACGATCAGTTCCTACTAGTATGTCAACTGGTCAAAGAGAAAGAAGAGTAATATGTCTAGTACTAGAGTTACTGAACAAGAGCCAGACTGTGTCTGTAGAAAAGTAATTGTATATCTTCTTGGAGAATCTAATGTTTGATTTGTTTCAATGCTATACTCCTAGGGACTATGTTAACAACTCAAAGGAAAAATATACTGTGCCCAGTATCAACCCAGTAGTAGCACCCAGCACCCAACAAAAGGAATTTTTTCGTGTTGGTCGAACCGACGACGGCATGACTACTTTAACATTACTGTCGGACAATAATGGGTCTAGCACGACACTGACTATGACTCAAACAGTCTGTGAACAAATGATTCGCATGCTACGTGCAACCTATGATGTAGAATTTAAGGAAACAGATGGCCAGTCTACTTGATATGTTTGGTGAATCAGGGGTACTTTCCAGGCTTATCAGTTCGGGCAAGGAACCCGAGTTGTATCCTGTACCAACAGTTCATCGCAATGACGTTGAACCTGTCTGCATAATCCAGCCTAATCTTAAAAACGGTCCGTGGATTGCTGGCGGCGCTTGCCTTAGGTGGTTCCAAGGGATACCGGTAGGCAACTCGGATATTGATGTCTTTTGCAAGAATGCTGTTCAAGCACAGCAGGTTATTGAGCGGATCAAGAGTTATGGTAGGTACCAGATAAAGTTTGAAAGTGAAAATGCTGTTACTCTAGAGTATTTTACAAAAGAACATAATCTAGGACGCTGGACTATACAGATCATCACCCGCAGATATTTCAGTGGCATTCGTGATGTCATCAACAATTTTGATATGTCAGTCTGCGAAGTTGCTACCACAGGTAACGAATGGGAACTCGGTCCGTTTACTGCTCGTGACATTCGTGAAAAGAATCTTCGATTCAAGTTACCTATGCAATCAGATGCCCCAAAGCGTCTGTTGAAATATTGGATATATGGATATCGCCCTGTAGAAGGAACGCTCGAAGCAATTCGTGAAAATCCAGACACACGCTGGATTTATTCTGTAGAAGAGGATTACAATAATGCGTTCTGAACATAGTTGGAGTTTGCTAGATCCAAAGCCTGTGCTGTTGTATTTGCGCAACTTAGACGAATACATTGTTTATTGGAACGGTGTAGTAATGCCGCACACCATGGCTCTGGCCATGGCTATGGAGAGTATTCAAATCTATGCCACTCCTGAAATGAAACTTGCCATGGAAGAAACCTACCGCAGAGTTTACTATGCTAATGGTTTCGAGACTAGGGCATGGGACAACAAGGCTGGAGAAGGTAATGTCTACAGCTACTTAAAGCGCATCATGGGTCCGCATATTAATAAGACGCTTGAAGGCAAAGATTTTAAAGATGTGTTAGGTTGGTTTGATTATAAACGTGCAAGAAAGGGTTTGTAATGGGAGGGATTATTGTTGTTCCGGCTAATTTCAATGCACTGATGATGCCTAAGTAAACACTAAAGAGAAGAACAAGGGCCTTGACGGCCCTTTTCTTTTATCTTATAATATACACTTGTTTAACAATAAACAATCACATAATAAATCAACGAATAATTCAAGAAACAAGATACAGTATAAGGATATGCGCTAGTAGCTCAATGGTAGAGCAGTGGCCTCTAAAACTACCGATCGTGGGTTCGATTCCCACCTAGCGCACCAGAGCAGCGAGACTACTACAACCTCAGTGGTGAGTGGCAATTGTAAGTCCACAAGCAATAACACAAAACTTGTAGTTGGCACCCCGGAAATAGACGGCGGCATAGGATTAAACAAGCGGTAACAGTCAAGCACAAACCACGTTGCGAAACCTGCGGCAAGCAGAACAAAGCTACTGCAAAATTCTGCGTAGAGTGCGGTACTGCGTTAGAGATCTTTGCATAACGCAACGAGCAGTTATCCAAAATAAATCATTGTGATCATTTTGTGCCTAGTGTATAATGTTTAATAGGCATTGACACTAGGCTTTTTTATTTTCTAGGCATTCATAGGCTCACCTAGGCAATCTAGCGTGGCACAAGGTTAGCAGGCCGGTTAATATTCTGCTGGTGACTCCGTTCTAATGTGTGACGGTAGCCAATTCTTTCCTCCACGTGAAAGACTTTTTCGCACTACCCTGGTCACACGGCCAGGATGCCCTTAAAATGACCTGCCATTGCAGGATAGCGTTTGCGAAATCGTATGGGTTGAGTATCTAGTAATAGAACTGTTGTCCGATACTGTCATGACGACATTAACACCAAGGTTGTCATAAAAATCGTAGTCGGACAAAGATTCGATACACTATATAGATCCATTGACACGGAGGATCTTTAAAAAACGCCGCAGGTTAAGGTAAGGGTAGTGCCTAATAGTGTGAATCAATAAAATACCTGCTGTCTAAATGAAGCGAGAGCAACTCAGATGAGAACCTTCTTCTTGGCACTCAGCAACGAGTGTCATATTCGCTCTACAATCTAGATGAGTATCTCTGTAATTGCTGTTTGTTAATAACAAACTTAAAAATAAGACAGAGCGCAAGCGATGTCTTTGATCGCTCTGGCGATCCGATAATGTAGAACACAATAAATACTCTGGATATTTAAGGATTAAATAATGAAAATTTTTATCACAGGAGTAGCTGGGTTTCTAGGTAGTCACTTAGCTGATCGTATGTTGGAACTAGGACACACAGTAGCTGGTAATGACAACTTGCTAGGCGGATATCGAGATAATGTCAATCTACGGGTTGAGTTCTATGAAACTGATTGCTGCGACTATGAAAGAATGAATTATATTATGCGTGGTTCTGACATTGTTATTCATTGTGCAAGCACAGCACACGAAGGGCTAAGTGTATTCAGCCCCACGTTTATTTGTAAAAACAATTTACAGGCCAGTGTAGCTACGATAACTGCTGCAATTAACCAGGGCGTTAAGCGATTTGTCTATTGCAGCTCCATGGCACGATATGGCGAGCAGCCTACTCCCTATACTGAAGAGCAGCCCACGATGCCAAACGACCCTTACGGCATTAGCAAGGTAGCTGGAGAAGACGTACTCAAAGTCCTCTGCGATACACACGGTATGGAATGGAACATAGCAGTACCACATAATATTGTTGGTCCACGACAACGTTACGATGACCCTTATCGTAACGTTATGAGTATCATGATTAACAGGAATCTACAGGGGTTACCTAGTATTATCTACGGCGACGGAGAGCAGATGCGCTGCTTTAGTAATATTGAGGACTGTGTATATTGTTTAGAAAAACTAGCACTAGATTCTAACATTGTCAGTGAAGTGGTTAACATTGGACCTGATGAAGGCACTATAACTATCAACGAACTGGCTAAGAAAATTGCAGATCATTTAGATTTTCGCGAGCCTCCGATTTATCACGACCCTCGTCCACGGGAAGTTAAGATCAGTCATTGCACGGCAGATAAAGCCAAACAACTGCTAGGCTATGAACCTAGATCAAATATGGATCTCGCTATAAAACAAACCGTCGAATGGATCAAAGCTCGTGGACCACGAGCTTTTGACTACAGTTTTCCTTTAGAAATCATCAACGAAAAGACTCCCAAGACTTGGAAAGATAGACTAATGTAATTGACAGTGTTTCTAGTTTGTGTTATAGTGAAACTACACACAAAGGAGAAACACTATGGCCCAGATTGAAAAACCCAATGTTACTGCTTTCAAAGTTCAACTCACAGAGTACGAACGTGGTTGGGGACAACGACCTTGGGAAACCTTGTACTTTGATAACGAAGTAGAAGCTCGTAGATTTGCTGAAGACTACAATCGAAAACACAACAACAAACCGTCTGCCCCTGATTGGTATGTTCGGGCAGATTATGTAGGAAAAGTTTCTTAAACCACTTTACACCTTCTCCGGAGAAGGTGTTATAATAAATACATACAGCAAAGAGATAGACTCTGCGCTGACAATTATACAAAGGATTTTTGTATGTCTGAAAAAACTTTTACTATTTGTAAAGCCTATGCACTGTCGGCTATAGACAAGACAGGCAAGCGTGTCTACTACGACACTGACTCACACTCCGGCGGATATCCATATTGGAGCACTTCCTTTAATCAACGGAAGACCTGGGAAAGCCTTGACAAGATTCCAACTATTGGTCCTAAAGATTACATGCGTAATGAAGTAACTAGCATCGAAGTACTGGAAGTAAAAGTACAGGCCAAGATTGTTAGTTCTACAGAACTTGTAAGCGAAGCTAAAGCTAAGGCTATGGCAGAGATTGATAAAATTCAAAAAGAACTTGCTCGTAAAATTTCTGCGCTGGAGACTATGAAATGAAAAAGTATGATACCCTAGTCTTTTCGGTGTAGCCCAGAACAAGCTGCTCGAATTGTGAATCTGTTGTTGCATGCACAAGAAAACCAAATGAATGTGGTAGTGTCTTGTGTAGCTGGCGTTTGCCGAAGTGGCGCAGTGACCGAAGTTGGAGTAATGCTTGGATTTGAAGATACCAACAGGTTTCGGTGCCCAAACCTACTGGTGAAGAAACTGATGATGCAAAACTTAGGAATGACATATGAATAATACCGTGAAGAAATTTAGGAAAAAGCCTGTTGTTGTAGAAGCGATGAGGTTTGAATATAGTCGCGAAGGCATTGAAAAACTTCAAGAGTTTTGCGGCAATTGCCTTGGAAGGACCAATAAAGCCCGTCACGTTGGAGCAAAAGGCGAAGCAGAAATCAAGACGCTAGAAGATGGAAGAATTCTAAAAGTGACTCACATTGCCACCGAAGGGGATTGGGTTATCAAGGGCATCAATGGTGAGTTCGATGCATGTAACCCAGATATTTTTGAAAAGACATACGAACTTTTTATTGACATGGGCAATTTAGTCTAATACAATAGACCCATCTTATCAAACAAGGTATCAAAATCATGAGCATGAACATCCACTTCGACGCAACCAGATTGATTCAAGTAGTTGGTAGTGATCTGATTGAAACTCAAACCGAATACTTCTCGGATGTGTGGCAGACGCCGACCAAAACTTCCTATGAAATTTTGGAAAGTGATGATCCAGTCAAAGCATATTGCGACTGGGTTATGTCGGTGTCGGTATCAGAAACAGTCTCTGAAGAAGTATATGCACCAGATGATCTTTTTTGCGAAGGACCGGTTATTGGTTATAGTTTGGTGAATAGAGGCGAACAGCATATCAGTTTGTTTGAAGGATGGATTAATGACATGCAGAGTCGTGGGTTCACGATTAATCCGGTGGTAATGTAATATCATGAAATCTTACCAATTGACTGGTTTTCATTCTAGTGGTGAAAAATGGGATTTTGCACCAATATTCAAGACCAAAGAGCGCGCAGAACAACAACTTCTAATTGAAACCAATGCATACAAGGATACCGGTTCTTGTAGTTTTTGGACATTTCAAATAACAGAAATTGATATCAGGGAATAAAATGGAAGATATTTATGACGTGGTGATTGACACACTGGAAAAGAAAAGAGACTCGCTCTGGGAAATGACAAGTCGAAATATGAATTCTGAATTTTCCGGTATGGGTATCATGGATGATATCAGGCTATCACAGATTGCCCAGTTACAGAGAGCAATTGATTTGTGGAAGAAAGACCAACAAAAGTAATTGACAAAATAATGAATACAGGCAAATTTTAAAAATGAAAATTGCTGAAAGGATTGGGAAATAATGAGAAAGCTTGCTGTAGTAAAAAAGATTGATGCAATTGAACCAATTGAAAATGCTGATGCTATCGAAGTTGCTGTTATTGGTGGTTGGAAGGTAGTAGTTAAAAAGGGTGAATTTTCTGTCGGTGACTTGGCAATTTACGTAGAAATTGATTCATGGGTTCCCCACCACATTGCACCATTTCTTAGCAAAGGTAAAGAACCAAGGGAATACAATAGCGTCAGGGGCGAACGTCTAAGGACTGTTAGGCTTCGTGGTCAAATTTCACAGGGACTTCTTCTTCCTCTTTCAGTTCTGCCACACTCTCTTGGTTATCAATACAGTGCGCCAGAAGGCGATGATGTTACTGAATGGCTTGGTATTCAGAAATGGGAAGCACCAATCCCTGCATGCCTCGCTGGTAGTGTTCTTGGTGCGTTCCCTAGCTGGATCCCCAAGACCGACCAGGAGAGGGTTCAAAATCTTGTCACTGAGGTTGCTGAATGGGTCAAGCAAGGTCTTGAGTTTGAAGTCACGGAAAAGCTAGACGGCAGCTCAATGACTGTGTATGTCTACAATGAAGACGAGGGTGTGTGCTCGCGTAACCTCAGACTCAAGGAGTCTGATGCCAACAGTCTGTGGCGTGTGGCACGGCGTGAGCAGTTGATTGAGAAGATCCGTACTAGCGGTCGCAACCTTGCTCTCCAGGGCGAGATCATTGGCGAGGGCATTCAAGGCAATCCCTACAAGATCAAAGGCCAGGACTTTTACCTGTTTGACATCTACGATATTGATCGTGGAGAGTACTTTGCGCCGCAGGACCGGAGGAAGTTTGCTCAAGCACATGGCATTCGACATGTGCCATGGCTCACAGGCTGCGGCGACAAGGATCTGGGCGTAGGCAATGTGCAAGAGATCTTGACCTGGGCCGAAGGCAAAAGTGTGCTCAACGACAAGGCCACACGTGAAGGCATCGTGTTTAAGTGCAACACCGATCCCAGCATCCATTTTAAAGCGATATCAAATCTCTTTCTCTTGCGGACGGGTAGTTAAATTGGTGATTCTATGTTAAAGATGATTATTAGTTTTATTTTCCTGTGGGGTTTTTTCGCCATTGGTATTTCATTTTTCTTTTCATTGAACAATGGTGAAAAACTGGCCTTGTATAAGATGCTTCGTTATGCTACAATATGTGCACTGCTGACAACAGCAGTTCTGGCAAGTTTCGTTTTTCTATTTTAAGGATCAATATATTATGAATCGTAATTTTAAGATGGTTGCACTAATTTCCGCTGTTCTTCTCGCCACTGGCTGCACTCGGATCGAAACTGGGGAAGTTGGTATGCGTATTAATGCTTCAAAGCAAATTGAAGGCGCTGAACTAATGCCCGGTTCATGGAACCAAACCATTATCGGTTCAGTCATGGAATTCCCAGTTAAGGATATTCAGGTATCTGTGGAAAACAAGACACCCATGACTGCTGACAACTCTGCACTAGCAGACTTTGACATTTCTGTTGTTTATGCAATTAACCCAACTTCGGTATCAGAAATTTACTCAACAAAGTCACGTAGTTTTCACGCAAGTGATGATTCAGGTAACACCTATCTGATGTTTAATTACATCAGCACACTTGTTAATAACGCTAGTTACAAGGCGATTCGTGGATATAAGTCACTTGAAGTAGCTGACAATCGTGCAAAGATTGAAGGTGAAATTCGTGATATTGTAACAGAACAACTTAAGAAGGAAAATCTCGATCAAGCGATTAGCCTGAATGTTGTTCAAATTCGAAACATTCTTCCAAATGCTGATATCCTAAAGAGTGCCAGTGATTATGTTCGTGCTCAAAACGATCTGAAGATCAAGGAAACTGAGGTAGCTATTGCAGTCAAGGAAAGTGAGCGTATGGCAGCACTGGCTAATAACTCAACACAATCTATTGCTTATATGAATGCACAAGCTGCGCTGAATATTTCAGAAGGTATCAAGAATGGTAAGGTTCAAACCATTGTTGTGCCAAGCAACATGACTGGTCTGATGATTGGAAAGTAAAAAAGTATTGACAAGTGGTGATTCAGTGTTAGTATACAAATACTGAATCACTAATATATTAAGGATTTATATGCAAATCAAAACTATTCAGACTCACACTATTGTTCTAACGGATGAAGAAATGAAAATGTTAGAAGCTGCAATTGGATCAACCAGTATCAGTTCTAGAACAGATGCCGGTATGTCGCTGGAGCACTCAAAATTCATTAGTGAGTTATATGGTATTATTGTAGAGACTATTGATTTTAGTCGGTAAAAACATTCCATACTGAAATATGGAACTATTTGAAATAGACCATCCTATATTTTAAATCAAGATGATTCACTACTATATTAAATAGTCATGGACGAATACGAAAAGCAGTTAAAGCTGGCTATTGAGCAATGCTATGATAAAATCAACACCCAAAAAGCCGACATCAAGGAATTTGAGCATCAAACCAACCTGCTTGAAGTCGAGGTAGAGTCTATTGTGAACATAATGCGATTCATCAGAACCGAAGCAGTCTTAAAAGTTCTTCGTGAAGCCATTGTGAACAAGACTGCTGAACTTGATCAGCGCAATCAAGACGTTGAATCAATGCGCCACACATTAAACAACTTCAACTCACAACTGGAATTTGTTCAGAACAACATTTGTCCACACTTGGAAAAAGTGCCGCATTTCCATGACCAAGATGCAAATTACACCGTGCATATGTGTGTTGTTTGTGGATTGATTAAATAGACGTATGAAGACAAAATTTGAACAATTCATTGATACAATCAAAAGCACGCCAGAAGTTCCAGACGAGCTACCAATAGCGCTATTGTTGACTCCATCCGATATGGAAAAAATGAATGTAGAACCCAGTGCTGGTAAAAACACTGGAAATATCGGTGGTCTTCCGTTTATTATTGTTCCCCTATTGAAAAACAGTTTTACGCTTTATGCATCTGGAAAAACATCTAAATTGGAACTATGAAATGCGACGAGTATTAGCAGCAGCAGTTCGTGACAAACAAGGTATCATTTGGTCACTCCCTGCGCCCTGTAGGCATCATGATATTCTCAAGCACATCCCTGATGAACATACCGCAGAACAAGGGTTTATTCTGACAGACGGTACCTTTGTTGATCGAGTGACAGCAAAGAGTTATGCTATGATGAATCAACAAATTCTTGAAGGTGAGCTTCGTGGTCAATTTCGTGAACTTTTTTCTGAGGATATGTGGTGAAGAAACTAATTGTGATTCTTCTGACATCAATCGTATTGACTGGTTGCTATCAAACTGCTACGATTCGTGATATAGAAAACGCTGCAAAAATTTGTGGCGGTCTAGATCAAGTTGCAGAGATTAGTATTGCTTTTGATGGATCGGAAAAAGTAACTTGCGCCAACTTGAAATCATACTTCATCAATTCCGATGAGATTGAAAATACCAACAAGGCGAATTCAAAATGATTGAAAATGTATATGAATTTAGTGTTATTAACCGTATCAAATCGCTAAGACAATTGATTGATGAGGTTAGAAGTGACATTCAACATCTATCAACCGAATATGTGGTAAGATGTGCAACATGTGATTCGAGATTATTTACTCACACTGTAAACTCAGGGAGATATGGTTAATTATGAAACTAACAGTTACACTCTGTCAGACAACGCTTATTGCGATGCTGATGAATCCAGAAAAATTCGAACAAGCAGTATGGAAGTATGAGGCAACCGCGCCTGCATACACTCTTGAGGGAATTAATGGTTACCTAGAAATCGTTGTTACCTTTCATGTAAAAGACCTTATTCTTTTTACTAATCTATGGGAAAGTTCATGGAAGATACCATCAGATCGATCAGACTGGTACAATAAAATCAGAACCGGTTACTTTGTGAAGGATTGATCATGGAATATGATTCAAAAAACTGTATTGTCTTTCGTAGTGACCTGATCGCACCGATGATCTTTCAGGCATTGTCGAACTACGAAGATATTCACACAAACCTAAAAGAAGAACTAATCAAGAAACTCAACAGTAAAATTAAACTTGGATTTATTGATAGAATCCTTAGTCGAGAGAAGAAGGTTGTAACAAACGACAACATTTTTGATTTTCTTTATGAAGGTTATTTCCTTAGCGATGATGGGGTTAAATATGTTCGTTCTGTGCGCAAGTTGAACAGATTCGTAGAATTGTATGAATTTGTAACAGCATTTGAACAAATCAATTCTTCTGTGCATTTGTCTGAAGAAGATATTACACTGATCAAAGAATACGTCTAGGAGATTAGATATAATGAGTAATAAATCAAAAGCGGCACTTGAAATCGTATTTTGGGCTTTGGTATTTTTGAGTTTCTTGATCGGCGTCTATAATCTAGGTGTTTACTTCATTATTGGATGTGCAATACTATTTTCTCTTTATATCGTCGTGTATCTGATATACAACGAACGGGTACGATATCTAGACTATATCGATGAAGTCAACAGAGCTAAGAAAGAACGAAGTTAAGGATGTCCTTTAACTAAATATTGTATGCGAATTTTTGAGATACTTTCAGAACTTACCTTCCATGGTAGTAAATGCACTAAGGACTGTAGTGGGCACAGTGCAGGATACGCCTGGGGCATGCAAAACAAAGCAAAAGGTGCTTGTGCGTCTGCTAGCCCTAGCTTTAATAGAGGTTGCGAAATAGCAGCAGATCAACAAAGAACAGGGGTAGTGCGTCGTCCTAAAATTCGCGATGTACGAGGAAGATTTGCGCCAAAGCCTATGCCTCGCCAAGCAACTAAACCTATCAAACCACAATAATCCTTGACTTTAAATATAGAGAATATATACTTTATGTCTAAAGGAGAATACAAATGTTACAAAAGTAGATTTTAGAATATGCTTGTAAAGATGTAGTATTTCATTTTAATAAAAAGTTTTTAGAAGATCCTTCTATTCCTATGTGGACACTTAAAACACATGGAGAAACTTTTTATGTCCATCATGTCACCTGCGAAGTCCCATGGTCTACAAAAGAAACTGGCGACAATCCGCATACTAAAGGTAGTATCAAAGTCAGAGAAGTTCTGCTAGTCATTGACGAAGATAACTGCGCCACAATCTCCGCTCTTACTCTTATAGATAAAGTTCGCCTTCGCAACAAGCGACTAGGTATAACTCGTGTTATTGTCAAAGAAGGGCAAGACTTCTGGAAGTTCAAAGAACGCTTGCAACAACAAAACGTTAAACACGGTCCTATTAAGAGTATAGGAGGTGCTTGTTCTAGTACCTTCTACATTACAGATATCTTAGATCACGCACAATTTACTATGTTGGCTCTGAGCATGACAAATACTACGTTTAGAGTCCTAATGCCAAACGAAGAATATTATCGTTGGTATGATGATCCTAAAAATGCAGACAAGGATCATATTTGGGAGGAAGATATGTACTATGATGATGTTGACACAGACGATGAGTGATGTTATATTATACATATACTAACACATTCAAAAGACCGTTATGATTTTGCTGATGTTGATCCTAGGTACAGTTGCAGTGTTTTCTGCAGGTGCGTTGTTTAATTCATTTCTGAACGGTAAAACACGATCTGATCTCTATTCAAGCTTAGTAGCACTAGCAGTTGGTTTGTTTATTCTTATTTCAATGATTGGAGCTCTTGTATAATGATTACTATCAAAGATTTTATGGAAGCTGTGGCTTATCGCATTTCCGAAGGCAGCAAATATGAGTGGAACTGTTATGGCTCAAATGCCTATATCCTTAATTACTGGAATCAAGATCATAACGGACACGATGTTGGTATTATCTTTGATACCCTTACTTATGAAGTCTATGAGGCCACGGCCTTTGATTACCAACGGGAGCGTGCTTATCGCTTGATTAATCCTGCATATAAGCAGGCATATACTAACGAAGCACAAGAGCGTAGTGTAGCTATGAATCAAGCTTGGGACGAAGTTAATTTTATTGATCTAGACGTTGACCAAGACTTCCTTGACAAGGTTTGTGCTATTATATCCGGAGAGGACTACGACACTCGTGTACAAGTGCCTGTAGAGTTTACAGACGAAGAACTGTTTCGCTACATGAAGCTAGCACATGAGCGTGATAAGACGTTTAATCAGCTTGTCGAAGAAGCACTGCGTTATGCCATCGAAAAAACTAAACCCTCTTAATATGTCGCCTGAGGAGGCTCGTGCTTTCATTAGGAAAGTAATGGGTCCTCCACGTAGGACACTAGTTGGAGAAGAACGTGCTAAGATTCTAACAGTCTTGCAACTGCTAGAACCTGTTAGCAGTAGTAATAATCAGCGTACCTGGACTGATGTCTACAAACATGCTGGTCGTGAATATCATGCTACTTATGGAGATCTAGGTAACGAACTTCCGATTATTGAGGTCATTGATGAAGAATGAAGAACATCCTTTAATAAAAGAACTTCGTGGCATACGCAGAATTGTTATCAACAACTGCTTTGGCGGATTTGGTTTAAGTGATGATGCTGTTGAACTTTATAAGTCAATGGCAGGTATTACTGAAAACGATTTCTGTCATTGTGATATTGAACGAGATGATGCATACCTTGTAGAAGTTGTGCGTAAGCTAGGATCAAAAGCTAACGGCGACTATGCTAGTCTTAAGATTGTCGAAATCTCGGCAGATGTGTCTTGGCACATAGCTGAATACGACGGTAACGAATGGGTAGCCGAAGATCATAGAACTTGGTCATGAAACCTCTCAAGTTGAGCAAAGAGCAGTGGGCTAAACTTAAACAGCACTTGCACGAAACACAGCCTCCTAGCGTGATGCTGAGTCGAGAAAAGATGCGCCGTGTACTGGGGTTCACACCTCGTGAACATGAAGAATGGTTAGGCTACTACAATAGTGCCAGCAAAGAAGATCGCAGACTAGGCAATCACGGTTACAAAAAGTCAATACATCTTGATTTTTTTGACGAAGCTAAACGAACATTTTTCTTACTAAAATACAGTGATTGGGTTGGGCAAGAAAATGAAAATCGCTAGTGTTCGTGATATTCTAGCTACTCGTGCTAGAGCTGTGTTTCCTTACAGGATTAACTTTCAGTCTATAGGCTACGAAGCAGTACCTAAAATGAAAGCCTGGTGCGAAACAAACTGCGAAGGTCTTTGGCGCTCAGAAACCCATTATGCACTGTATTTTCAGTTTGAAGAAGAAAAAGATGCTACAATGTTTATGTTACGTTGGGGCAGTGCAGAAGGGAATATACTGCGATGAGTTGGCAATATAACGGTGTTGCACCTTTTGATGATATCTATCAATGGTGCGAGAAACACATTCCAGACCAGTTTACTACGAACGGCTGGGAAACTTTTGTCTTTGCATCTGAAAAAGCATATCTTTGGTTTGCGATGAGGTGGCTATGAAGTTTCGTATGGCACATCTAGGATATCGTCAAACTCCGGACTATCCTTGGGACTATCGAATCGAACTAATCGAGTACCATCTTCACGAGCGTGAACGACTTGCTGACTGGCTTAAAGAACATAACATTGAACACATTACAGCAGGATGGAATACTGGCTCTGTAATCTACATGAAAGCCAAAGGTGCTGAAATGTTTGCACTGTGTTGGTCATGAAATTTGAATATGAAGAAACTCGTTGGCACGGTTCTAAATACCATGCACTGCGTCCTTTCTCTTCTGAAACACGCCAGTATTGGTTAAACATGGAATCTTGGTGCCAACGTACATTTGGCCCACTAGGCGATGTTTGGACAGCTAACCCTGAACGATATTACTTTAACAACCGCAGAGTTTATTTCCGCAGTGAAGCAGACCTTGCATTATTTTTGCTGAGATGGTCATGAGTACTGACTACACAAAAGTTCTAATTCCAATAATAAGAAAAGTTATGCCTGCTGTTATTGCACAAGATATTTTGGGAGTTCAACCTATGGGGCAAGTAATGCCAGAAACTTGGCAGTCGTATTTGCGTAGATTAAGCAACGGTATCAATGGTATTTCGGAACGAAGTAAAGTCCTTACCGCAGAAGATATCATAGCCAATACCCAAAAACATATGCAGATCAAGTATCCGGGGCCTTATAGTGTAGAGCAGTTCTACAATGCTGAAAAAATGAAATGGGATGTAAGACTAAAGTTTGACGACCCGAAACAAGAAATCATGTGGATGTTGAAACACTCATGAAAATAGAGCGTACAACTTATCCAGGCTGGGGCAATCATCCATCTTATCTTGTACGATCCTACGACGACTACATGGAAATATGTCGTTGGATGTACCGCAACAAAATAGAGCACTTTCTGCTGAGCTCCGGTTCAAACGGATACACATTTCAAGTTCGTGAAAACAAAGAGTGGTTCGCTCTTAAATGGCAATGATAGTTGATCTGGGACCTTTGCCATACAGGATGGCATTTGATATGATCGAGTGGTGCTTTGAGAATAATATAGATCGTGACAAATGCATCGAACTTTTAGAAGCAACTACAATAGTTCCAGTACCTGAAATAGACTGGAATGTAGATATTCCTGATCAGTATGTTACTATGTTTATTTTAAAGTGGTCATGAAATACTGGAACAAAGACGTCCGTATCCGATGCTGGACTAAGGTTAAGCGTCCACTTTCTTGGACTAAAAGCAAAGCACCAAAGTCTAGCCTGTGGGCCAAAGCTAGGATTGCTTTTCCAGAGTTGCAGCCAGACATAAAGCGTTGGTGCCAGCAACAACCTAGCAAAGGCAAGTTTTATTTTTATCACGCCAGCGAGTATATATGGTTTGAAAAACCTGAAGATGCTGTGTTGTTCCTTATGAAATGGAGTTAACATGTGTCCGTGGCAAGAAAGACTGCTCAATGATTTGGTTAAGTCAAGACACGAACTAGTTATTATCGCATCGGGCAGGGGAGTTGGTAAGAGCATAGTTCGTGAGCAATATATGGAATGGAAAAAACTTTTTGGCAATAACGGTGTTGCAAGATTGCAAGGGCCCTTAATGGTCAACGGAAAGCCCTGGTATGTTGTTAACTGCGGTCAAAGTGCAGCACAATGGTTAAGACAACAAGATAAAAATCAGTGGTGTGAACACGAAGGCACCCTACACGTTTTTGACGTTAGCGAAGAACTGTACATTATGCTAGGTTTAAAATGGCAGAGTTGATTTAAATATCAATCTATGCTATAATATTATTAATGAAAACTAGACTTCTGCGTCGGCGTGTTATTATTAGGGAGTATGACTTTAACAAAGTTAGAGATCAAGCTCTCTTTCCTGTTAGCAGTTCGATATACGACCGTGCAGAGTTTGTACCTCTTAACAAAGACAATCTCGAAAAGATTAAGTTAGCAGAAATCTTAAGAGGAAAAACAGGATTCTTAACCGAACTCAATACTGATTTAAAAAATCCAGCACTGTTGCTCTACAATCTCAAAGACTATCTTTATAATCCACGTTATTTCGAATGGAATGTAGATATAGACGAAGACGGATTTATCTGTGTGCAGGCGAGAAAAAACACCCCACGTAGTAGAATAGGTTGGGGTGTTTTTGAAAAAGATTTAATAAGCAGACTATGATTGAAGAAGAACTTGCAAAAAACTTTCTGCAGAACTTTCCTGCATCTATTGACTTTGAAATACTTTCTCGAGTATTAATCGACTCTTGTAGTTGGACTATGATTGAGTTGGAGTCATTAGAAAGTAGGTATCGTAGCATTGACATTATTAACTGGTGCCAAACTAGCTGTGTTGATGTTTACAAATATCACGGCAAAACTTTTCTTTTCAAAAGCCAAGGAGATGCTGTTAACTTTTCTCTGAGGTGGGCATGAAAAGAGAATACAAAGTTCGTATTAAGTTAAAGACTAACAATATTTGGGATACATCTTCACGAGTTGAAGAAGTTCGTGAAATCAGAGAATGGGTAGAACAACAATGCAGTTGGGATCCTGACAACTTTGAGATTAAATTCCACTCGATGGGTAATGTTATGGATGTTTGGTTTGAGCATGAACAAGATGCTGTAATGTGTACATTGAGGTGGGCATGAAGCTAAAAAGACTTGATCGAAGAATGAGCGGGTATGGACAGTTTACTCACTGCATGGAATATACTCATCGTGAAGCTCCGGAGTTTATCCGATGCAGAAACTGGTGTTGGGAACAATGGGGTCCTAGTTGCGAACTTGATTTTTGGTACAAACATACACCTAACGAAAAATGGTGCTGGCTAGTAGATCAATGGAGAACTAGAGTCTATCTTAGGACCGATGCGGAAGCACAGTGGTTTAGCTTAAAGTGGAAGTAATGGAACGTTATTACAGCTTTGGCGGAAAGCCTAACCCAGAGTTTCGTTATAGAGTTAAGGTCAAAGACGCTACGGACGAAATGTTAAACTGGTGCGGTACATATCCTGCGATTGGTTCGTTTGAAAGATACTATGTAGAATGGACAAATATCACTTCTGGTCAGTCGCAGGTCATCTTTCAGTTTGAAACTGAGCGTCCTGCATTGCTGTTTAAGTTGAAGTATGGTGACCAGTGATGGAAATAACACAACGAATCTACGACGGATGTGATTGCTATCCTTGGAGACAGGTCATTGCCTTGTGGCCTGTAAAAACTATATCCGGCAAATACATTTGGTTACGCAAGATCTACAAGCGTAAGTATTGGGCCGTATGGGGCACAGGGTTTCACATGGAACCTCAAGTTGAGTACGGCGAACTTTTTGATATCCTACAAGATGAAAATAGTTGAATATATTAAGGACTGGTACCTTACTAAGAAAACTGGTAAGAACAAGTCCGAGCGTGAATGGGCAACCTGGTACGAATCTAATGTAAACTATCGTGCTACTCGTATTAAAGATATGTTTAAAAACTTCAAACATATTATTATTGTTGATTCTAATAAGTTTTTTCAGTTTGATCCGTTTACATGGGTGCCTACGGAAGATGCTAAACAATACTTTTGGCCGGCTCGCCCGCTAGGAGAAAACTGTGTGTGGAGATTTGAGAGAGTTATCAACTGTCCTGCTACTGCCTGGCAGTGGGAAGTAAACGAACTTGGCGGAGCAGATACAGTATTTGTTGCAACTAACAACGACAGGGACGCTATGATGATAGCGTTGAAATATGCGGGCTAAAACATCAGTACATCATTGGAGATTTGAGGACGGCAAAACTCCTCTTAATCTCGGAAGTCGTTGGGAAATGCCTCCTGCACCTCGCGGATGGTATTGCTGGGTCTATCCAGAGAATAACGATGCATTTGAGAGCCGGATGGCGAAGAACTGCCCTACGGCAGATTGCACTCAGAGATTTAACAGCGGAGACCCTATAACCACAGTGTATATAAAGGATGATAAGGAAGCAATGCTATTTGAGCTCAAGTGGAGATAATGCATGGCTAAAGAAACATGGCCTAATGTTAGAGATTTTACACCGACGATTAATCAATACCTAGCCGATACATATTTTAAAAACCATCCTGACAGAATCTATAGGCCTCCGGTGAATAAGTATATGGTGATAGGGGACCGTGTGGAACAGGTAGAAACTATAACAGTACATTCTTTTTCATTAAGTGATGTTGAAGATCCTGACTTATATGCTGCTGAACCTTTGATTGCTTGGGAGAAAAGCGATCAGGGACAATGGGTAATGCGCAATGCCTGCGATACACCTACGCGGCATAGGATGGCAGATCCAGCAACTTACGGATACAAATATGTTATTCGTGCTAAACTTACAGGGCCAGCACTAACAGAATGGCTCTTGAGGTACGGTAGATAATGGGAGCTCCAGTACCAATGATCAAAGCAGCCAAACAAACTATGCGAGCATGGTACAGCGAAGATCTGCTGAAACATGACAATCTAATGGAACTGCTGCAAAGTTATCATAAAGTTCATACTCTCGATAATAATAACTATCCAGAAAAACTATCTTGGTGTTTGGAGCACTGTCAGAGCAAGTTTAGAGATATCAAACACGGAGACGGTATGTATTGGTATTTTAAACTTGAAGAAGATGCTACAATGTTTGCATTAAAATGGTCATGAAAGTAGTTTATCTTAACGACACTGGCATTAGGTACGAACAAGCCGAAGAGTTCTTTGCTGAAGCTGCGGCATGGGCTAGTCGGCAATGCAATAGCTTTGTGGACTATCACGTACAAGATGTATCTGATGTATCCTATCAAAATGACTTTATAACCGCTTATCATTTCACTGATCCAAAAGACGCACTGCTTTTTGAGTTAAAATGGAAATCCTCTTGACTTTTTTGTCTGCTGGTGTTATACTGTTAACACACTAACAACACAGACAGACAAAATGTCAGGCTACAACACAGTTCTTAAGGTTCGCAGACTTGAGCAAGAAATTGAAGCTCTTGGCTTTCGTTGGGGTAACTCTAAACATGGAGCTTGGGGCAACCGTGAATACGGCGATGTAATTGCTCTGTATCCTAAGGATGACGAAGCGTTGCCTATCTACAGCCGTGATGCTGAACTGTTTGTTGGTACTATCGAAGAACTTGAAGTCTGGCTGTTGGGCTTTAAAAAGGCTCGTGAATACGATCGTTTGATCTTCGGAGGCAAGCACGATGAAAAGCGTGAGCGCCGTGAGCAGATCGAACGTAATCGTCAGCTGATGCAAACTATCAAGCAATCTACTCAAGTAGCAGAAACGGAGTGCTAATATGGCAAGAGGTCGAGCAGCGTTAACTGACAAAGAAGAACGCATTCTAGTACAGGCCCAACTAATGGGTCTTAGTACCGCCAGCATGGTTAAGATCGGTAACCGGCTTCGTGCTCTAGAAAAAGAGCGTGAAGAAATCCAACGTATCGATGAAACCTGTCAAGGCTTTACTTGGGACGGCGCTCAAACTTCAGAAAAGTTTCAAGTCACTACACCAGAAGGGTATGTGGTTGAAGCCACTCGTAGCAAGCGTGGAAGCAGCCGTTGGGATCACTACAGCTGGAGTTATGACATTCGTGTCACTAAACCCGGCACACGATACAAGCCTCGTGTCTTTAAAAACAAAGAGCTGCGTTGCGACTATGACTGGAAAAAGCGTCTCATGCCTGCTAAGAGCAAAGAGCTGTACAGTCTAATCCGTTGGGTTAAGAACTCTATGCCTTACGACACGGCTTTTAAAAATGTCTAATATCGAACAAGGCTTGGGAGTTTAATACTTATAAAACTGCGCATATTATATGTCTAGACTTTCGATGGGACTTTAAAACTGATCATGCAGGTCTGCAAATTATGCTAGGACTGCTGGGCAGGGATGTTGAATTTAACTTCTATGATCGCAGACACTGGGACAGAGAAGTAAACGATTGGGAAAACTACTCATAAAAACGGATAAGTAAACATGAGTACAGGAGCCCAAATCTTGAAAAAGTTTGACGATTTTAACGCCGACGATCGCATCGGCGTTAGTCTTTTAGAAAACCATGTTTACTATCTTGCAGGCGAAATTGGCAACGAAACTGTAGATGCTTGCATAAAATGGTTAATTTACGAAAACTTAAATCGTAAAGAAAACAAAACTCTTACGCTTTATATCAATTCAACAGGCGGAGATCTGTATCAAGCGTTTGCACTAATAGACATGATGCGCAACATTCATTGTCCTGTTCGTACAATTGGTATTGGTTCAGTTATGAGTGCAGCGTTCTTAATTTTTGCCGCAGGAGCCAAAGGTGAAAGATATGCTGCTCGCAACTGTAGCTTCATGATTCATCAGTATCACGAAAGTTTTGAAGGCAAGCATCACGATCTCAAGGCAACAATGCGTGACGGCGAACTCTGCGACAAAAAGATGTTGGACATCCTTAAAGAAGCAAGTGGATTAACCGCAGCTAAAGTTCGCAGTAAACTTCTCCCGGCCAGTGATGTTTACTTGACAGCTGCGGAAGTTGTGCAGTATAATATAGCTGATCGTTTACTTTAAGGAAACAATATGAACATAGTATCATTCGATCCTCAAGATAAGGTTAATAAAGAGCGTAAAGCAGAGTTACTTGAAGTACTAGAAGAGATACGTCTGGGCATTGAAGAAGGTGAGATCAAGGAATTTGTAGCAGCATCTGTGACCAAAGATGGGAATGTACAAATTCATGCAAGTGTCCTAGACCTACCAGGTGGCGTTGGTCTGTTTGAGATCGGAAAGATTCAACTGATCCAGTACGGAACAACATAATGAAGTAAAAACACCACATTTCCTCGTGTTTTTGTAGTTGACATATAAATAAAAAGACAATATAATAACTTGAATAGTTAGTAGATGTAAGTCAATAAAATATATTTTTTCAGAAAAGATAGATAGTAGTTGACACAGCGACTAAATAACTATACAATAAAGACATGCGTTAGAGATAACGCCTGTAAGTTTAAAGGAAAACTGAAACAAATGAACGCTTCTTTACATAGACAATTTGCACAAGACTGCGCCAAACAGGCGGGCTTTATGTCCACCTATTGGTCACAGCTCGGCAACGGTCTAAGTAATGATCGTACACCCGAGATTAGACTGGGGTCTAGAGAAGGAGCAGGTTACGCCTAAAATGTAACTAGCACACAAACTTCAAAGGACCCCGGAATTAAAAACTCCGGGGTTTTTCATTTGTAGAGCAAAGAAAAGGTTAACAAGAGGTTGACAGAGAAAGAAAAAGATAGTAAAATTAAGTTGTGCGTTTATCAAGAAATTGATCAGCGTGTTAACAAAGGCAAGTTTGAACTAACTCCTGAGTTGACAAAAAGATTGATAGCAGGTAAAATGCACAGACTTGAACAGCAGGTGTATGCAAATAGACAATATTTGTCCGAGCAACACTAGTTTAGTAGTAAAGTGTGAAAGTAAGTCCTTAGGGCCAGGAAACGAGATCCTGACAGCGCACTTAAAACATGCTGTAAATGGGCGGCCTACCGGATGAAACTGTGGCGATAACACAGGAGTATAAATGGTAGCGTATTAAAAAGCATAGAGCTGACATGGGCTGAGATGCCGCAGACTGTGCTTTTTAATACACACTCTCCACTTGCCCTGCGACGGCAAGTAAAACCGTAGGGGAGAGTGTTACAAAATTTGGAGGTGTGTGCTGAGCGGCGAAGGCAGCTGACTGTAAATCAGTGACATAAGAAACACCGTAGGTTCGATTCCTACCGCCTCCACCATTTAATGGGCTGTGATTGAGCTGGGGTTCTTGGTTGCTTTGCAAGCAATTATCGGTGGGTTCGATTCCCACACGGTCCACCAAGTTTAGTTGTGTAGCTCAGATAGAGAGCGCCGATATAATCGGAGGTCGGCTGTTGAGATAGCAGCCCACAACATTTTTAGTGAGTTGGCCGAGCTGGTCGAAGGCACCTTCCTGCTAAGAAGGCAGTTCATGCTAAAACATGGGCTCAAGGGTTCGAATCCCTTACTCACTGCCAGTTTATATCGCCGTGGACTTCTGGGTTAGGTCATCAGACTTTCAATCTGACTAGGCGGGTTCGATTCCCGTCGGCGATACCATATATTGCTCTTGAAGCCTTTAACGGATGAGGTCCTGTCTTGTAAGCAGGGGAAGCAGGTTCGATTCCTGACTGGAGCACCAAGTTAATGCGGGTAGATCGTGGCAAGGGGCGCCCAGCGGTCTTCCAAACCGATAATGCGGAGTTCGACTCTCCCTACCCGCTCCACTCATGCCGTTGTAGCTCTCTGGGAGAGCCGCTCCCTGTCTAGGAGATGCAGGAGGGTTCGATTCCCTTCAGCGGCGCCATTATTCTTGCAAGAAGAAAGCACATGCGACCTGAGCCTCACCGGGCGGTATGTCAGTTACAAAACAGTAGGGTAAAAGCCCCTAGGAGAGGCACGAATACTATTCCGCAGAATCCGAGCAAGGTGCATGGACTTGACTGTTAATCAATGGTTAGCTGGGTTCGATTCCCAGATGCGGAGCCAAGATAAATCCACTGTAGGCATGGGCGCCCGGGACCGCATGCACCCGAAGAGACGGTTCGATTCCGTCCAGATGGAGATAGCGGGTTCGATTCCCGCACAGTGGGCCTAAACAATAGCGGAGTAGAGGAGCCCAGTCGTCCTCGCTAGTCTCATAAGCTAGAGATCGCAGGTGCGAATCCTGCCTCCGCAACCAACAAAATGGGAGACTTGCAGAAGCTACAGACCCCCTGCTCGGTCTTAAACAACAATGATTGTGTCCCTTAGCTAGTATAATGCTTCGTTCGTCTAATGGCAGGGCCGCGGTGTTACATACCGCAGATGGAAGTTCGATTCTTTCACGAAGCACCAATATGCCTCTATAGTTAAATGGTATAACAGTCGGCTGATAACCGGCCATTCCACGTTCAATTCGTGGTGGAGGCACCAAATTAATCTGTGTGTAATGTCAGCCCGGTAGACGGCCCTCTTTGGAAGTGGGAGGCCGCAGGTTCGAATCCTGCCACACAGACCAGTTAATGTATCTCTAATGTAATGGCAGCATGACAGTCTCCAAAACTGTTCGTCGGGGTTCGAGTCCCTGGAGGTACGCCAAATCTGTTGGGCTATGGTGTAATGGTAACACAACTGACTTTGACTCAGTCGTTTCAGGTTCGAGTCCTGATAGCCCTGCCAATGATAATTAATTTATATTCCGGAGTAGCACAGCGGTAGTGCAGTTGACTGTTAATCAATTGGTCGTAGGTTCGATCCCTGCCTCCGGAGCCAGATTCACCCTTACACACGGTGTATAATAGGATAAGTAGTGTGTAACAGATTTTGGGGGATTAGCTCATCTGGGAGAGCGCCTGTTTTGCAAGCAGGAGGTGATCGGTTCGAGTCCGATATCTTCCACCAAGTTTTTAAAATTTTTCCGGGTGTAGCTTAGTCTGGCTTAAAGCGCCTGCTTTGGGAGCAGGAGATCGTGAGTTCGAATCCCACTTCCCGGACCAACAATTTGCGGGTATGATGTAAAGGTAACCTGTTTCCTTGCCAAGGAAAATTTGCGAGTTCGATTCTCGCTACCCGCTCCAAACAACAACACCTCTCACACTTCATAGAATGTGCTCCAGGAGAGGTTACTTATAATACGGCCTTTGCCTCTGAGTTATAAACTTATCGCAAAGGTTTTTCTTTTATTGGGGTGTGGAGTAATTGGTAACTCAACAGACTTTGACTCTGTCGTTCTTGGTTCGAGTCCAGGCACCTCAGCCATACTGCTCTTGTAGGTAAATGGCATACCACTATCTTGGTACGATAGTATTCAAGGTTCGATTCCTTGCTTGAGCACCAGATTATCGGCCCTTAACTCAGTTGGACAGAGTGCCTGTCTTCGAAACAGGAAGCCGTGGGTTCGAATCCTGCAGGGCCGGCCAGTTGACAACTATGCATATTTGGCTATATAATAGTAATATGTATAAAGTAGAATGGAAAGACACAGCGGGTAGAGGCTGTGTGGAAGATGTAAAAGATCTATCGGCAGCTTTAGCATTTGCTAAAGAATTAGGAATATCAGTTACCATACACGGTGGCGGTATGGAAATTGTAGGCGTATTTGGCGCCGACAGCATAGAAAACGGTTTGTTACCAAACGGTGACAAGTACAGTTGGTACAAAAGGAGAAGACCATGAAACGTGTAATCGAGATTCGTGCCGCAGAAGGCGGCGATGACAGCAAGTTGTTTGTCAAAGATTTGGCACAGGCCTACAAAAAGTTTGCAGAGCGCAAGGGCTGAAAGGCTCGCGAGATAAATCAGTATCTTGGCGAACTGCACTTAGAAGTTGAAGGTCCTGATTTATCCGCTTTGAACTACGAAGCAGGAGGGCATAGAATACAACGTGTTCCGCCCACTGAACGACGAGGTCGTGTACACACTAGCACTGTTACTGTCGCCGTCATAGACCGCGATGCAGAAATCGGATCTGCCACTATACAAAACAACGAACTAAAAGTTGAATGGTATAGCGGTACAGGCGCTGGTGGTCAGTACAGAAACAAACACCAAAACTCTTGCCGTATTACTCATTTGCCCACTGGCGTTATTGCCAAGGCAGAATGTCGTAGTCGCCAAAATAGCCTAAATGAAGCTATGGCAGAAATACAACGGCGAGTTGACGAACTGGCAAGAAACCAGTATAATAATACTGTAGCCTGTGATAGAAAGCAGCAAGTTGGCAGCGGCATGCGTGGAGATAAGATCCGCACTTACCGTTTTCAAGATGATGTTGTTCAAGATCACAAAACAGGAATGAAAGCAAGTTGCACACAGATACTGAAAGGTAATATAGATCATTTATGGCCAAAGACGACCTAATCGAACTTACAGGCACGGTTGAAGAAGTTCTTCCGGGTAGCATGTTCCGAGTTAAAGTAGACAACATGGATGCTGTACTCACGTGTTATACCGGTGGCAAACTCAAACAGCACAAGATTAAAATCATCTTGGGCGACCGTGTTAAGATTGAAGTCAGCAGCTATGATCTTACCAAAGGTAGAGTAACATACAGATTGTAAAGGAGAAACGTATGCCGTGGATTCAAAATGTAGCATTGGTTGATGTTAAGCGTGGACATCATGTTGCGGTTGGCGAAAACTCTATGCTGATACAAATTGTTGACCCGGCTATGGAGTTTCCTGAACCGCATCACCAATTTAAGGAAGTTCATCAGTTTGAGTTTCTTGACATCGAAGAAGATGGCATGACTAATAACGGTGACGGTACATGGACTGATATGAGCGAGTTTGCTGTTACTCAAGAACAAGCTGATAAACTTGTTGAGCTGCTGCAACATGCACTAGAAAAACGGATGGATGTTGTAGTACATTGTGTAGCTGGTGTTTGTCGCTCAGGTGCTGTCTGCGAAGTCGGCGTTATGATGGGCTTTAACGACACTGAAGCTTTCAGATCTCCGAACTTGCTAGTCAAACACAAGATGATGAGAAAGTTAGGTTGGACATATGACGAAGACGAGCCGCATACTATCAACGGTGTAACACTGCCCAGCGGAATCATAGTTCCGGCTAAGGCAGTTGACTGGTCTAATGACAACGAGAAAGTTTTTACTCTAGCCCACGAGCGTCGTGAACGTAGAATGAAAACAGGAGAATAATATGAAACCGATGACTTTTAAAACTCGTATGAATGGAGAACGCTATGTTTGCGATGACGTCCGTACAGTGGAAGTCATCGACGGAGTAGAATATCTCTATGTACATCGTCCTAACGAATCTAGACTGTTTAAGATGCGCAAGGACGCACTGGTAAAGGACGATACCGCTGTAGTGAAAGGGAAATCACGAGACTCTGCGAAGGTCTAAGTCCACGTTCAACTCGTGGCAGCGGTACCAAACACAGCCTGGCGGGTGTAGGCTTACATAGTAAGTGGGACGGGTGAGAGGCCCGTCGGAACTGCCGTTGTTCCCCACACGACCCGGAGGTAACGGAATCTATGGTGTTAGTAGTGTAGTGGTTGCACGACTGTCTGTGAAACAGTAAGAGAGGGTTCGATTCCCCCTTTCACCCCAAAAAATTTAATGCCCAGGTAGCGCAATTGGTAGAGGCAACGGTCTTAGAAGCCGTCAAGTGTGGGTTCGAATCCCTCCTTGGGCACCAAAGGTTATATATGGAAAAGATAAAGACTCTGAACACACTAGTAGGATCAGTAAAGACATTTGAAGAACTTGTCGGCCGTACTTTGTGTCGTGTTACAGAGGACGGTGAAGAACTTGTTCTGTATCTTTCTGACACAAATTATGTAAGATTTTTTCACTATCAAGACTGCTGCGAAAGCGTCTACATTGAAGATATCTGCGGAGACTTAGAAGACTTAATTGGCGAGCCTTTGCTGGTCGCTGAAGAAGTATCTAACTATGAAGCAGAACCAAAGTACGAAGGTGAAGAATCTTACACATGGACATTCTATCGCTTTGCTACTCGCAAAGGTTGGGTAAATGTTCGATGGTACGGACATAGCAACGGCTATTACTCTGAAAGTGTGAGTGTAGAAGTTGTTGACTTAAATGCGAAATAAGATTAGGATCTTTAGCTCAGTTGGTAGAGTAGCAGCTCGACACGCTGTTGGTCGTTGGTTCGAATCCAACAAGATCCACCAAATGGGGGACTGCTAACCAATACTAGGGATAACACCTGCTGTAGTACGGGTACCGATAGAATCCTTCAGGTCAAGACGAACGCAGATAACGAGCTTGACACATATCTAAACACATCAGTGAAAGAACGGACATAGTTCCTTAGGGTTTGACCTGCGGCATTGCCCTTTGGCGGTGGCTGGTGTGTTTAAATATGTATGCTGCTGTAGCTGATGTGGTCATTGCGGTCGCCTGAAGAGCGATGGAAGTAGGTTCGATCCCTACAGGTTGCACCAAGTTTAATAGTGAGTTGACAGAGTCAGGCTAAATGTACCTCCCTGCTAAGGAGTGTGTTCGAAAGGGCACGTGGGTTCGAATCCCACACTCACTGCCAAGTTTTTATACTGTCGTCGTCTAGTGGCTAGGAAAGAGCTTAATATTAGAGCTCGATCATGTTAACGGTAATAGTTCAGACAACACAGAAGACAATCTAAGGATGTTATGTCCTAATTGTCATAGCCAGACTGATACTTATAAAGCCAAGAATACTGGCCGAGGTCGGAAAGGAAGATAATTAAAATTAAGCCCCTATAGTTAAATGGTATAACATCGGTTTTGTAATCCGAGGTTCGCAGTTCGATTCTGTGTGGGGGCACCACACACGTGAGCGCTTATGAATAAAAAACAAGAAGAGCAATTATCAGTAGCTGAGTTTGTAGCCAATGGTGGCATTATTACTCAATGCGCCTATGGTAAAAGTGGCAGAATAGAAGGGGAAAGATATAATCCCTGGTCAAAGAAAAAGCCATCTACCTCACCTCTGGCTTCACCGCCAGATGAAGATGAGTAATTGATTTTATGCGGGAGTAGTTTAGGGGCAAAACGAGAGTACAGCGAGCGGCGATAGCTCAATTGGTAGAGTTTTCCAAGGTTTCTGCAATGACCGACCTTGCAGTGATCAAAAGCCAACTGGACAAGATCCGCAATCGTCCGGAAGACAGCCGTGCAAGCATCTACGGTCGCAACGACACTGTTTCTACTCCGGTAGTAACACAAGAGCAAATTGATCAGGCCAAGACCGAAATCAAGAATCTCAAAAAGCAGAAGCAAAAACTCAATGATGAAATCCTTGAGTTGAACATCAAAACTGAGATTCCCCTCAGCGACGAAGTTGTTCAAACGCTGCAAGCAGAAGGGTTGATTTAACCTGCCGTGTGAAGGCAAGGGGAGCGTAATGCTCCCCTCCTGTTTCTCGCTGTAGTTCAATGGATAGAACAAGTTCCTCCTAAGAATTAGATCCAGGTTCGATTCCTGGTGGCGAGGCCAAGTTGTAAATATGTATGTTATTGGTAGAACTGCTAAATAAAATAAAGGAGTTCTACCAATGGCAAAATATAATTGTTTAAACTGTGGAGTCGAATGTAAAGTTTCACATCACAAAACTAACAAATTTTGTAGTGTGAAGTGTGCAAGAGAACACGATTACAAGTTGTATATTAGTGAATGGAAGGCCGGAAAAGTTGATGGCAGGAAAGGAGTTTCCCAAACCAGCAACTACATTAGAAGATACCTTAGTGAAAAATTTGACGAAACTTGTCAGGTTTGCGGTATAAAAGAATGGAACGGACAACCTATAACAATGCAACTTGAACATCTCGACGGAAACAGTAGAAACAATAAAGAGGACAATTTATCTTTGCTATGCCCAAACTGTCATACTCAAACTGAGTTTTACGGAAGTAAAAACAAAGGAAGAGGCCGTGGAAGTTTAGCAAAGTTAGATATGCGGGTGTAACTCAGTTGGTAGAGTACTTGACTTCCAATCAAGATGTCGCGAGTTCGAACCTCGTCGCCCGCTCCATTTATAAGGTATAGTATGTCAGAAAAGAAAAGTTTTTTGGACGCTATAAAAGCAGCACAGGCACAGCGGAATCATTCAGGCGTGCCCGATGCTAAAGGCAGAGAAGTTCAACAAGCCAAATACGGTAATAAACCTGCTGTCGGCAGGCCTATGAAAAAGGCCACAGGTAGAGGTCGTTAAAGTTTTCCGTTCCGGAGTAGCTCAGTTGGTAGTAGCGTCGGTCTGTTAAACCGAAGGTCGCTGGATCGTACCCAGCCTCCGGAGCCACAGTTTTATACACCCATCGTCTAATGGTTCGGACTCAAGATTTTCAATCTTGCAATCGGGGTTCAATTCCCCGTGGGTGTACCAATTTTAATGCGGGTGTAGCTCAGAGGCAGAGCAGAACATTACCAATGTTCAGGTCGAGATTTCAAAATTCTCCACCCGCTCCAAGTTTTTCGCCCCTGTTGCTACCTCCTGCAATGACTGCGGATTTATACCCCGTAGCTCCAGATAAGCGGCAGGTCGAAGGTTCGAATCCTTCCAGGGGCACCATATCTCGCTAGTGTCAGCGGTAGCACAGCAGTCTCTAAAACTGTTGAGTGAAAAAGCAGGAAAATCTGATGCAGAAGCTGACAAAATTGCTTGCATCAAAACAGTGATTGTGTTAGTATATGTTTTAACGAACTTGTGTAGTGTGGCTGGAATTATTCGCTACTGGTAGTTTGAAAATATTTTCAAAAAACACTTTACAAGCAACAAAAAGTCTGTATAATACGATTTATCAACTTTGTTGTACGATCTTTAAAAATTTGATTTTTAGCCTTTGTAGCCCAATTGGTAGAGGCAACGGTCTTAGAAGCCGTCAAGTGTCAGTTCGAATCTGACCAAAGGCACCATATTGAAACACATTAATTTGCAGGACTGCCCATCCAGTCTGTTACTCCTTGTGGTAACCTAGTGTGAGAACTAGGGGAGTGCAATTTCTCATAAGTGTGTTTCAATATGGTGATGAAAGAAGCCGACATGGAAAGGTAGTGCCAAAATACATAGTTGGACTGGTTCGAAACAGATTAAACCAATTATGTATTGAGCGTAGCACAACTGGTATCGCACCGGTAGTTAGTGGGTTCGATTCCCACCTCCGTCACCATATAGAAATTTGGATTGTGAGCAGAATTGGTGACTGCAGCGGGCTGTAAACTCGTGACCCACAAGGTCAGTAGGTTCGATCCCTACACAATCCACCATAGTAAAACTGTTTACTCATGGAATAATGGCTGATCACTATTACCTATGAGGTTGTCTTAAGCTCTTGCCTGTAGAGTGCGAGAATTACAGGGGGTGGGTTAGTAGCTGCGCAGAGAAACCCCATCAACAACACAAACAGTTTTACTATGGTATAGGACATGATTTGGGCTTCACACAAAAGATAAGGGATAATTTCCGGATGTATTGTGTGCTAGGGAGATAACGTTACCCGATGCAAAGCCGCTTAAATCGCCGGTTCGAGTCCGGCACCATATTGAAGCACATTTAGAAAAAGAATCGACGGCTTCTGCTAGTTAAAGCGTTAATACTAGCCAAAAATGTGCTTCAATATGGTGATGAAAGTAGCAACCGCTGTGGTGGTTGAAGCGGAATCAACATCAGTCCACTCAACAGGAGACCTGGGGCTCTGAGCTGGCCACTCAGAGTAAGAGTGCGGTGAGATACCGACGGTGGACGCCATATTGAAGCACACACTTGCCTGACCGAAAACGTCGTGGTAAACTAATAGAGAAAGAGGTTCAAATCCTTGGGACTGGTGTGTGTTTCAATATGGTGTATGTAAAGAACTAAGATAGCGACGAGTATGGATCGATACAGAAACATCGCCGTAAGTCGAGGACTGGTAGGTTTATCCCTCGTTAATCATCCTACTTGATAATTCTTAAAACCTTCTGTAGCTTAATGGAGAGCAATCGAATGATAAACGATAGGCGATGGGTCGTAACCATCCAGAAGGTCCACTAACAATCTCTCTATGGCGTAATCCGGTAGCGTGGTGCGTTTGGGGCGCAGCGGTCTAGGTTCAAATCCTAGTAGAGAGACCATTAAATCGACGGAGTGCTATATGAAGCCTCGTAATCACATAGTGCTAGCACTGCTAAAAAGTAAGCGAAAACAAGGGGCGCACGGCAGCTGTGCGCCGTAAAGATAAAGTAGATGTACAAAAAGGGCTTGAAGCTTTAAGGTGAAGCAGTGGACTTTTAATCCACAGAAGAGGGATCATTACCCTCCAGGCCTACCATATTAAAGCACATTCTTTGAGGTCTTGGTCGTTACCAGCGTATCAAAAACGGCAACAGAGTGTGCTTCAATATGGTGTAATAAAGGTGGGGCAAGCAGATTGGCGACTGCAGCGCTCTTGAAAAGCGTCGAGGCTTAAAAGGCCCTTGAGGGTTCAACTCCGTCTCCCACCGCCAAGTTGTGAGAGAATATCAAAAATTAGGATGATCTAAAAAAGATCTCTTAACAGAGAAAAATGTCTCGGTAGTGTAATGGTAACATTCTGATCTCCAAAATCAGCGTTCGGGGTTCGAATCCCTGCCGAGGCGCCAAGATTTATCATAAGCTGATCCCTTATGATAATAATCGGGAGTAATTACCCCGATGACCCGTGGTAGTTTAATGGCAGAACGCAACGAGATGTTGGTTCGATTCCAACCTTGTCCATTCTGGGCGAGTAGCTTAATTGGGTAAAGCGCAACGAAATGGTGGTTTCGAAGTCCACCCCACAATGGGTCGATCTAACAAAGGAAAGTCACATGGATATTAAAACAGCAGTGCATCATGTCCATAGTAAGTTTAATTATCTAGCTGACAAGAAGCTATACATAGGTGATGGATGGTTTGTGATGCCAGAGCGCAATCAGAAGATGTTTGGTGATTGTGACGACTTCGCAATAACAAGTCTTTGGCTAGCGTGTGATGAAAACATCTTTAAGTTCATTTTGAATGTTTTTATTC